CCTGCGGTAATATTAGATGTTGAATTGATTGTTACTGTTACCGTGCCAGAAGTTAATGTGTAATCTGCGTACACAACTTCTCCAGATGATGTTTCTCTTAATTGTACGATTACATCTGCCGTGCCTAAACTGTTTGTAATGCTCCAAGTGCATATACCGTTTGTTGCAGTTAATGCAGGGTTTGTAGCAGTAATTTTCTTTGCCATACCGCTAACATAAGTAGCAAGTTTTTTCGGTGTAACAATTCTTTGGTCGTCTGTACCTGTGTTTACTTCTGTTTGTGTTGCGAGTTCTGCAATACCTGCTACACTCTCACTTGCCTGTGCAGGACTTCCAGAGATTTCAACATAGGTAGTACCGCTCCAACGATATGTTTTATTAAGGTATTCGCCAGAAGAAAGTACCACATATATCTTCCCTGTTTCTGGAGTTAATGCCGAGCCACCGCTTGTAGCACTTAACCACCCTGCTGATAATGCCGTTGCACCTGATACGATGTATGCGTCAATAACATCATCTACAAATGACGGTAATTGAGCACTCGGTACTTTACCTGTGCTATCCAATTCTGCAACACCGTTGTTTGCACCCTTCAAAGTTGCAGATAAATATGTTGCTGAAAGGTCTGGTATATCGCTTGCAGATAAATCTTCTCCGTTTGTTACCAATCCTTTTGTATCGTATGTAATTTTGCATTTTGTGCCTGCCGAGATTGCGGTATTTTTTGTAACCTTATCTGCTAATGCAGAATATACTCCGCCTGATGTGATTAACTTTGTTGAATTGTTTGCAGGTGCAGTATCCACTTTTGCAGAGAATTTTCCTGTTGCACTATCATATGCTAAATAATTTGCTGAACCGCTATCAATGCTCAATGCAGATAAACTAATTTTACTTGTTACAGAGTTTATATCACTTGCGGATACTGTAACTCCGTCTAATATGTTTAATTCTTCCGTTGTAACGGTTGCTCCGTCCAAGATGTTTAATTCAGTTGCCGTTGCAGTTACATCGCTAATCTTGCTCAATGTTATACTCGGAATATCTCCTGCTGACAAAGAACCCCCAGAAGATACCAGACCGTCTTCTGTGATTACGACCTTTGTATATGTACCTGCCGTTGGAGCAGTTGCAAGTTTGCTAACCTTCCCTGCTAATTGTTTCGGTGTAACTGCTCTGCTTGTATCTGTTCCTGTTGCCACTTCTGCGTCTGTTGCAATTTCAATAACACCTTTTCCAGATGTACTTGCATTTGCTACACTTATCTCTCCTGTTGCAGATACAGAAATATTTGAGCCGATGATAACACCGCCCAACTGACTTGCACTTGCAATTTTAAGAGTTACTGTGTGAGTTTCAGCATCCTCACTTAATCCTGTGCTGAATGTGTAATTGTTTCCGAGGTTTACCTCTGTGCCGTCATTCAAAAATCCTTTGGATGCGTTTTCTGCCGTGTTAAAGTAAATTTTACCTATCTTTGCCGTAGGTGATGTTGCCAAATTCTGTAAACGGACATTGAGGACTTGCAAGTCGTTCATATCCAAATCGCTAATTCGTTTTGCCATTTTTAATTTTCTCCTATTTTAAATCATCGTCTTCTAATACTGTTTTCTGGTTTGGTTTGGTTTTAGTTTATGTATGCTTTTCCTGTGAAAGAATAATTTGACTTAATAATCACCGTATTCTCATCTGGATAATCAAAGTCTGGTAATACTTTACTGCCTGCACTATCCACCACAAATGTATTCGGGAATTTACCCAAGTTGTGTTGAATAGTCCAGACATATTTACCGTCTTCATCTCTATCCGTAGTTTCTCCCAGAGGATATATGCGAGTATTGGTAGTGTCTTCTCTGGTTATAAATCCGACATCATTTTCTAACTCACTAACCTTTGAAGGTGAAACATCTAACGAAATATTAGCGACTACTTGCTCCTCTGCCTCTTGTATGTCCATTGTAGTTTCAACAACAGGCTCATCGTCTGGTATCTCAAAGTGTAAAAGAAATTCTACATCATCTCTCTGCTCATTACTCATCTTTTACTACCTCGTTGTGCATATTAAGGGTGAATGAGCCTTTTGCAGTAAACTTCTCATCGGAATTATTGTAAAAGGCAACAAATCCCTTTGTTTCACTTGCCATTTTTTTGGTTTCTTCTCTGGTGAATGATAAGAACATCGGATTTGTTATATCCTCTCTTTGAACAGTTTTACGCACCAATCCTACTTGAAATATGGCATACCCGATGTTAAGGGTATCTAACATCTCAAAATTGTCAAATGTTACCTTAACTGCGTTCTTTACCGTATCTCCCTTGTAAAATATTCTGCTCATAGTTCTTTGCACCTGTTTTCTTATTATTCTTCTGCCTCTGCGTCTGCGTCTGCGTCTTCTGCACCTTTTGCGTATGAAATTACAACATCTTTCGGTGCGTCTGTGTTCTGTATTTGTACCAAATATTTGTTTCTAATATCGGTAATTCTTGCCCACTCATCTGCAACTGTTTGATAGAATGGTAAAAAGTCTTCTATTGATGATATTGTTACCGTTTCTAACTTCCCTAAATGGTTAAATGCAACAATGTCCGCTGTCGGAACAATTCCTTCATCGGTACATTTTTTTGCGTATGTGTAGGTGTTTGTGTAGGTGTTTATCCACTCTGCGATTACCAGATATTGACCGCATACCAAAGGTGATTGGAGTGCATTATTGTATGCCTGTGTGTTTTCTGCATTCTTTTTCGCTCTATCACCCTCAATAGTACTGCCGTTAGCAGTCCAATATGCAATCTCTGCCTGTGTTGCCTCTCTATCGCCTTCCTTTTGATTGCCAGAGTACAAATATTCACCCTCTTTGTTGTAGTAAATTTTTACCGTATTCTTTGCCATTTTCTTTATCTCCTATGCTATACCTGCAATAAGTTCTTCAACTTCTTCAACTGTAAATCCGATACGGAAGATTTTTGCATTCTCATCTTCAACCAACTCTAATTGGCATTGTTTGCCGTCTTCATCGGTTACAATTCTATGGGTATCATCATCAACAGGAATATCCCCTGCCTGTATCTCCCCTTTGTCTTCCCATTTGTAGCGGTTATCTAATAACCCCTGTAATTGTACTTTTGTTTCTTGCGGATAATCTGTAATACAATTCAAATAATCCTGTTTTGTGTTTAATAATTTCGGAAATCCACGCATTTTTCTGTTCTCCCTTTTTTCTTTACTGCTACTATTACTTTTTTGTACCTCTTATGTAAAAGTAAAATACCTGTCAATCTTTTTAATCACCGTCTTAAATGGTAAATTGTCATTGTACTTTACTAATAAATCCTGTATTACCCCACTTCCTGTGAAAAATATTCTTTTCTCTGGATTGTCTGGCTCATAGAACTGTACCGCTACGCACATTTTATTGTTATCCGAGTATTTGCTATCACGGATTTTATACCGTGTTACAATTATCTCTTTGTTGAGTATGCTCTCAATTTTAACTTTATCACCCTCTAATGCTTGCTCCTCTACGGCAAAATCTGAAAAACTATGTATTTCATTGTCCATTGTCCTGTTTCTCCTCTGCTTGCAGTTTTTTAAGTTTTTCTTTTTCTGCTTTTCTGATCTTTCGCTCCTCTCTAATCTTCTGTTTAATCTCTGCTAAAAGTTTGCCGAGTTGTAATTTTACTTGAAGATTGTGAGTATTTGCGTGTTTGAGCCAACCATAAGTTGATGTTATAATTGACCTGTACTGTTCTTCTGTAATTATACCACATTCTAATTCTTTTTGGACTTTCCCCATTCTGCGTATAATTCTCTTTGCCGTACTCTTGCGTAGGAGTATGTAATTATCAAAATGTCTATACCCCAAGAAGTCCACTCCCTGCTTACAGTTGAATACATCTGCTTTGCTAAACTTCAACTTCAACTCTCTGCCGATAAACTCCTCTATTCTTCTTTTGCATTCTCGCAAATATTTTTTATCATTTCCAAATAAACAAAAATCATCACAATATCTAACATAATCCTTTATCCTCAATTCCTGCTTAATAAATCTATCCATTTTTGTTAGGTAAAAATTTCCGAACCATTGGGAAGTCAAATTGCCGATTGGTACATTCTTCCCCCCTTCAAAACTAAATACGATGTCTTTGAGTAGCCACAGGACATCTTTATCCTTAATAACTCTCTCCAACATCTCATATAATATCTTCTGGTCTATGCTCGGGTAAAATTTGCGTATATCACACTTCAAACAGTATTTATTCCTTCTCACAAATTCCATACATCTCATACTACCTTTGTGTTGCCCTCTGTACTTAATACACGCATAACTGTCTGCGATAAATAACCTCTCAAAAATCGGTGTTAAAATATTCATCAATGCGTGTTGCACTATTCTGTCTGGCTTGTATGGGAGTACATATATTATCCTCTCTTTTGGCTCATATACCGTCTTCCGATTATACGGTGCAGTATGAAAAGTCTTTGTGATTAACAGTTGCCTTACCGCCTCTAACTTCTCTTCCCAATTATGTTGAAATCTCTGTACCGCTACAAAATTCCCTTTGCCTTTCTTTGACTTTTGATATGCTAATAAAAAATTCTCTTTGCTGATAACCTGCTCCCACAGGTTGCCGTGTCTTTTTACCAATTCTTTTCTCCATATATCAAGAGTGCCTCATCTTCGGGAATTGTTACACTCCCTACCAACAAGACACTCACTCCGTTTCGTATTTTGCCTTTTATGGTTATTATAGACAGGGTTGAAAATTCAGATGGAGTTACTTCCCTTTGAGTTTTTTTGAAGTAGCCGAAAAAAGTCGGGTACTGCACCCCATATCACCTCACGAGCACCGTTATTCGCATTCACATTCGAGCGAACATTATTACCATTCCGACAACGAGAACTGCAAGACGATGAGTTATTCCAATTACCGCCTGCAAGCAAGTGCCTGTGAACTTTGTAACTTTCAACCTATAACCCCCTACGACATTTCTGCCGTCTGGTGTTATCAAGTGGTAATCACGAAAGGTTTGCATACGGTGTGCCTTCACAGGATTTGCGATTGACGGATATTCCGCCCCTTTGTGCAGATGTACTCCGCACCGTTGTCTTCGCTTGCTCCGTACTGCTCCCCCTTCGCACTTGCGTACCACTTAATTTTTCTTTGTATCTTGCTTTGTGTTTGTGTTTGTGAAATTGTTACAAAACTACACATTCAAGATTTTAGGTCGGCTCACCCCACGAGCACCGTGAGCCGCAAACACAGACGAGCGAACACTATGACCAGTCCGACAACGAGAACCGCAAGACGAGGAGTGATCCCAAGGACCGCCCGCAAGCAAGCAATAAGAACTGCCGTATGTTTGACCTCTTGTACCTTCTCCGTCATAGGTTGAGAAGTTACTGCCACCATTAGCAGAACACTCGTCAAGCCATTGCCAAATAAGTCCGCAACATTCTTCTACGAAATATCCACTAATCATTCTCTTATTTGCCGTGTCTAAATGTCCACCTGCATTAAATGGGTTTGGCTGTGCAGAACCTTTGACCGCAGTTTTTTGGTTACTTCCTTCTGCAAATACTGTGAAGTCATTATCCGTTGCCAATTTCTTATTCTGCAATTCCATATCCCATTGATGTTGTTGTTGAGTGCGTGAGTTTGTCATTGTTGCACCGTAAACACTACCTGCCGTGAGGTTTGTACCAGATTGTAGGTAAATATCTACCCACATATCAATCTTATCAATATATACCATTCCGTTCGGCTCTGATAATGGTCTGTGAGTTAAACACCAAACAGAGTTCGGAATAATATCTCCTGCGTTATATCCAATAGCAGGGTGGGTACTCCAAATGTTTGTATCTACAAGTGCAGGAGCATTTGCAGATGTTACCGAAACACATAATGTGTGGCAACCGCCAATTTTACGAGAATTGTTTGCCGTATATCCTGTCGGATATGTGCTATTTGTTGAGGCAACAACATTAACCGTGCTACCACTTCCTGCAACAAGATAGATGTAATAATCTGTACCAACTGCAACACTACCTGTGTCAAGAATACTTGCCAAATCGTATGTAGTATCTTGATTTGCTCTGTAAATTCTCGGCTCATCTTCTCCTGTTACCTGTAATGTGATTACGGTATTTGCCTTTATAACAAGAGTGTCTTTATCGTATGCCTGTATGAAATCCTTCTGGCTAACACGAAAGTCTTTTGGATCTGCCTCTTCAACATCTGGTAAAAATTGTGTAATCTCAAATGCTGAATTTGCGGAGATATACACTAATTCGTATATTCCGCCTGCTTTAATATCTCCTGCTACGAGGTTTGCTCCTCTTTTGTAAACAGTTTTTGCACCCAATCCCCCAAGATTTACTGTAACTGCTCCTGTGTTATCTGACGCACTAATAAATCTTGCCTTTAATCCGTTTGTTAGCACGGTAGGTGCTATTCTCGGTGATACTGCCGAAAGTGTTATTGCGTCTGCCGTACCCCCTGTTGTGTAAAAATCACCGTCTGCAACAATCTGGCTTACTGCCTTTGCTACTTGGGTGAGGTCTGTGTCGTCTGGTGTTAATCCGCCTTTTGCGATAAGTCCTTCCAATTCGTTAGGAATTTGGTTGAACTCATTAGCCGAAAGGGTATCACCTGTGCTTTTTGAAACGATGTCCATTTTTGATTTTCTCCTTTACCTTTACCTTTTCTGTCGCTCTGTTCTATAGATAATTATACATTATAGTACAATCCGCAGGTTTTATGATGTTAAATACCTTCTTAATAAAACTTGCCGTATATTCCCCGAAATATACAGGGAATACCAACGGAAATTCCGCAGGCGGTAATACATCATATAAATCTACGATTATAGTATAACTTGGATTTTCTGTGAATAATATCGGGAATGTTAGCGGAAATCTGCTAACCTCAATGGCAGGATATACTTTACACTTAAATCCGAAAAGACTTGCAATTCTCTCCCAATCCTCTGCCTTATCCGCTCCGTCCATTAACTCTTTAATATACAGGTTTAATCTGCGTTCTTCAATGGTCTTCCCTTCTACCGTGAATACTCCCTCATCGTCTGGTATTCCGTAGTGTTTCTCCCACTCTGGCAACAAGTCATAAGTGGTGAAGATGTTTAACTCTCTCCTCAACCACTCATTTTGCTCCTCTATATTGCTAAATTCCTTCCCCAGACCTTTCAAAAGTTTTCGCAAATTACTTTCTTCAATAAATTTTGCATTCCACGCTTTTCCGTCTGGTAAATATCTTGCCAACAAATCTGCCTGTGATGTTATTTTTCCTGTTTCTATCATCTGCTTTGTTCTCCCCATTCCCTGTGCCTACGAAAAGGTTATTGTACCCAAAACAGGTAATTCACCTGTACCGCAAACAATATCTGCACTTGGAGTATTCAAAGTGTATGTATCCAACTGTTTGCCTGTTTCTAAATCAAAACTGCTCTGTATAGCCGATTTGATTTTCTCCAGACTTAATGTTGCCTCTAAATCAACATTATCGTCAAAGAATTGTTTAATATTATTCTCAATAGCCGTCTTCATTGTTGCCGTGTTTGGTACAACATTACTGATGTTGAAATTTACCACCTTTGATGTCGGTGCATATACAAATACATCTGAATTGCTATCCTTAACCGTGCGTAATGCCTCTACCGCCTCTTTTGCTTTTGCAATCTCGTTACTGTCTGGGAGTATATCTGCGTCATTATCCCTAACGAAATATACTGTTACCTGCCCAACATTCGGTGTGCATTCCTTCACCCAACATCTAGTATTCCCCGAAATTGCTAATACTGCCGTCTTTATATTCGCTACATTGAAGTAGGTTATAGGGTGTTGAAATCTATACACAACTCTCTTTTTCCATTCCTCAAATGCCTCATCATCAGCACCGCCAGAAATTCCGCTAAACATTGTGTATGCGTTATTATTCACCCCTGCAATCTGTCCTTCAATAGCCAAACTATCGCCATTTTTCAAGTTTGTTATCTGTCCGTATGTCTGACTTCTTAAATTTAATACTGCAATAGTTGCACTTGCAATTAAATCTCCGCTACTTTCCGTAGCCGTGACGGAGTTTTCTATTGTGTAGGTGAATGTTGTTAATCCTGTTACCGTAACCGTGTTAAATGTGCCGTTAAATGCCTCTGTGTTGCACCCCGAAATTGTTATTGGTATGTTGCTCGCAAAATTATGTTCACTCACCGTTGTTACGGTTACTGTTCTGCCATTTGCGGAGATATTGCTAATACCAATGCTCTGCTCTGCAATTTCTACTGTTGCCGTCTGCCTGTATTTTACATCATTTGCCAAAAAGTTTGTACCTATCGGTATTACCGTGCCTGCAATACCGCTAATTACTGCCTTCCCACTACTAACAGTTGCCAAATTTTTTGGTACACTTTTTATGTCCGCAAATGGTTGCAATGCGTCTTCTGTCTTACAAGTAGTTACAAATGAGTTTGGTATAATATCTATCTTTAACTGCATATTGTTATCGTTGCTCAAATTTGCCATTGCCACAAGCAAACTATACAAAAATGCGTTTTGATCTGTCGGATTAAGACTTTTCAAAACTTCCTTAATATAGGTTTTCTCCCTGTCAATAATTTCTTCTATGCTCGGTGGATTAAATGCCATTTTCCTGTTCTCCCTGCTTTATTGTTTGTATATACTATTACTCCACGCTTCGTATTTATATTTATCAATAGTGCCATTCAATCCTTTTACGACAATTACGAGGACTACTCCCTTTGATGTTAGGTAGCCGTCCACCGAAATTTTTTGCACCAATGACAAATCTACGAAGTATTTGAGTGCATTTTTTGCATAATCAATCGCCCTGTTTACTGCTCCTGCGTCTAATCTGCTTTGCTCTAATAACCAGAGTTTACTGCCGTTCCTATATCCGTTTGTGAACATATCTACGATTGTACCCCTCTGGTCTTCTGGGTTGCTTACCTCACTTTTGTCTGCTCTGCCGTCTGTGAATAATGCCAAATTTACCCCTGTGTCAAAGGAATTATCTGCTTTCAAATCCCCTGTACTTGTGATTGCGAGGTCGTAGTATCCCTTCTCCTCACGATAAAGGAGTTCAATATCTGTAAATAGGTTTTTATCATTCGTTAAAATAGTATCCATAATTTTATTTTACCATAACCTCTCGTTATTCTGCTCTCTACCCTGTTACAATGCCGTCTGCATAGGTTACGACATCGCCACTACCTGTTGCACCGTTATCTGCCTTAACAACTCCTGCTGACATTGTGCCTTCTACTCTGGTATTTCCTGTTACCGTGAGATTACCGTTCATTGTGGTATCTCCATTAACAATGGCATTACCGTTCAATGTACTCTGTGGGCAGGTAATATCTGCATTTCCAACTACCGTGATACTTACTGCTCCCTCAACCTTCAATTTCATATCCTTTTTAGCATATACCCTCGTATTGCCTTCCTCATCAAGATATATGTAATTTTTGGTGAGAGTGTTATACACCATAACTTCCCCCTCTTTTAGTCCACGAGGTCTGTTATTAACATCGTCTTCTGCACCATACAAACATTCTTCCTGTCCGTTTGCCTGTATTACCACTACCAATGAGTTTTTCGGAGCATTACCATAATAGCCGTAATGTCCGAGTTTTCCGCATTGTTTTACTGCGTCATAAGTTTGTATTTGCATTTGTTGAATCGGGTTTTTATTCTCTCCGTTATCTGTTGGAGTTGTGTCCTCAATTCCCATTGCTTTTATTGCGAGTTTTACTGTGTTTTCTGTTCCCATTTTGTCCTTCTGCCTCTAAAATCCTAATATTTTATCTATCTCTGCGTCTGACATTGTTTTGTCTGACGATTTTTTCTTGCTACCGCCAGACTTCTTTTTAGCCGTTTTTGTTTTATTTGTCCTGCCGTCCACTTCGTCAAGACTTGCCTGCAAGGTGTATGCGTCTGCTAATGCAAATTCCAATGTAGTTACCGCACCCTCTCCCAGATTAAATGATACTCCCTTAATCAGCAATTCACTTGCAATTTCGCAATCCTCATCATATACCTCAATAAGTTTGTTCACCTGCCATAAATTGCCGTCATTCGTTTCGTATCCATAAACATCACAACTATATCTCAAACTGTTTGCCCTGCGGATATTTGCCTCTAATGTCGCAATCTCTGTGCAAACTTCACTACTGCACGCATTATTTGCCTTCTGCACCATTACCCTGCTCGGTCTTATCTCATCATCTATTGCGTACCCCTTTTGTGCAACATTACTAATACTCACATTCTGCGTACTCGTATTTGCGTTGCTCTGGGAATATACGATATATTTGTAATATCTGTTTGAATAGTCGTACCCTGCCGATGAAGTTATTATATTGTTATCTTCCGAACCTTCTCCCAAAATATTTACGAGTTTATCTGGGTATTTCTCCTCTCCTGCTCTGGTGATAACAATATTGCCCTCTGCGTCTGTGATAAGGATTGCCGATACCTTTTGAGCATACTCATTGATGAAGTCAAACGCATTTTTATCAACTTCTGCTGATACTATATCCGCCTGCGTAAAACTGCGTAATTCATCTCCCAACTTATTGACGACTTTTATATCTCCGTCTAATTGTAATGCCGTGAGTACCTTCTGTATCACCGTTTCCAAAGTAAATTCGCCAGACAAATTTATCGCCTCTGGCAAATCGCTATCCACAACATCTCTGGTCTTATCTCTCCCTGTAACATCAACAGTACTCTCACTTGGATCTTCACTTGGACTAACCGTGTCAATTATCCCTGTTAATGCTACCTTCCCATTGATGAGAATTTTGCACTCATCTTCTGGGAAGATATTATACTCTTTGCCTAAATCCTTCGTAGTCTTAAAACTAAAACTATTGCAAAATTGGTCAAATTTTATATCCACAGAGCCGTTTATAAAGTCCGTGAGATTGTTTCCGTTTATCTCTATAACTACTTCATTATCAGCCATTGCTATACACCTTCATATCGCCTTCAATACTCTTTGGATTGAGTATGTCATTCAATGCTATCAATCCTTCTGTTTTATCCAAATTATCGTACAAGCGATATGCAATCATCGTTACACTTGCCTCTTTAGGTCTAATCTGGGTGATTTTTGGCACATCTGCCTGCTTTTCTGCAATTACATCTGCGAGGTCATTCCTCATCTCTTTAAGGTAATATGCAATGTCCGCAACTCCCTCAATCTCTGGATTTTTCATAAAGTCCGATTGCTCAATTTTATCCAACTGTGCCGTCAAGATGTCTGCCTTCTCCTGCAAGTCCTGCTCATTCTCAAACTCCATTTGTGCAAATGCGTTAGACGCAATTCCTACTGCGTTCATCTGCACCTGTGCATTACCCACCTGTTGATTTTTTGCCATTTCTATCTTCTGGGGAGTATTCAAGGACACGGATTTTTTATCCGTATCCCCGAACGCAAATAAGGTTTCTGATGAGGAGAACAGAACATTTGCGACATCAAAAACTGCCTCAAATTGATTGAAAACAGAATTGACGGCACTCCCTAATAATACAGGGTTGCCCAATAATGTTGCCATTGCGTCTGAAAAATTACTTACAAGACTTCCCAATCCTGCTCCATTCGTTGCACCTGTCGCAAGACTTGCCATTCTTCTGGCAAATCCTGTGTACTTCGTGAGAGAACTACTGTAACTCAACGCATTGCTAATCACAACATTATTATTAACCACACTCGCAATTCTGCTCCTCAAACTCTTAACATTATTTGCGAGGCTGATTTTTCCATTCTTTATTGCGACAGGATTTCCTGCCTTTTCATTCTCTGATACTACCTTAAAAGTGCAGGTAAAATCGCACCTACCCAAAGTTTCTAAAAGGTTTTGACTATCTGAAAATTCCGTGCATTTTACATTGAACTCTCCCTCAATCGGTAGCACCAACACTCCCTCACCTTCTGCCTCTAATGCCGTACGGAGTGCATCTCTTTTCTCAAAATAATCTTCATTACTGCCAAATATGGAGAGTGTTACGGTGAAATCTTGATTTTGCACCCCCCTCTCCTCAATATATCTGCGTACACTATTTGCGTACTGGTGTTCGGTATTCTTTTTTACCCTCGTTCTGCCAACATTGATAATATCAAATTCCGCACCCCTGTAACTGCCTTTTCGTATTCTCTCATATATGCTCATTTGCCTCTATGCTCCTGCTTTTGCCAGATTAAATCCGACTTTACCTTTTGCCTTACTTGTAGTTTTACTTGATGTTTTATTAACCTTACTGCCGTTTGTAGCGGATACTTCAATCTTACCATTGACATCAACCGAGTTTTTATTGGTTGCGTCTTGAGCCGTTATCTGCTTTTCTACCTTAATATCTGCACTCTCATTGCCGATTTGTCCTATAAGGTCTTTTACTTTCATTATTCCCTGTATGATAAGTCCTATTGGACCGAGTGCCGTGAGTAAAATATTTATGAAATTCTGCTTAATAAACTCTTTTACCGCACTAAATACACTCTTTACGGTATCCCAAATCGTTGCAAACTTCTGTACTATTCCTGCGACAAATTCCTGCATAAATGCCCAGATATTTTTGAATACTCCTACCCAAAAATCCCAAACAAACTTCAAATATGCCACAACTTTATCCCAATGTTTTACCAAAAGGACTATTATAGCAATTATTGCAATAATTCCTGCGATTATCCAAACAACAGGACAGCCATACAATGACGCATTCATCGCCCATTGTACTGCCGTCATAACCTTCGTTGCAATCTGCCAACCTCTAATTACCCCCAGAACTGTACTTCCTACTGTGGCTATTGTACCCACCGCCTGTATTACACTTCCAATTACCATAAGGAGAGGACTTGCAATCGCTATCAATCCCATTATGGTTACAATCGTGGTCTTAATCGGTTTCGGGAAGTTATTAAATACTCCAATAGCACTTGTAGCAACTTTTACAAGTGGTATTAAAAATTCCTGTACTATTTGTCCGAGAGGTTCAAGCATATCGTCAAATGCGTTTGCAAGTTGCTTTAACGGTTGCGTATTTCCGAGTGCCTCTGCACTTCCATTATATTGTTTTTCCAGACTTCGTAATATGAACTCCTGTGCCTTTGCACTCTGTCCTGTGGCAACTAACTGTTTCACGGCTTTTCTCTGTTGCTCGGTGAATTTAACACCCACCCTTCCTAAACTGTTCATTGCCTCTGCAGGATTTTGTAATGCCTTCCCTACGGATAACGCAATAGGTCGCATTTGCTCTGCCGTTGCATTCACTCCATAAAGTTTTGAAGTCATATCTAACACGGCTTGGTTTGCTCTCTTGAAGGTATCTCCATTGACCTTATCAAAGGTTAGCAACTGATTTGTAACATTCTGAATTATGCTCTCATCTCCGAAAATGCTCTTACCCTGCATTTCGCTTGCCATTTTTTGTATCTGTTCGGAAGTGTACCCCAGACTTTCCTGCCGTCTTTTTAGGTTATTCTCCAATGTCGCTATCGCACTTGCCTGTGTTTCCCAACTTTTCAAACTTTTCCAGAAAATTGCACCCACGGCTACGGATACTTCCTTCATATTACTTCCAATACCCTTTATCTTGCCACCGATATTATTGCAACTCTCCCCAAAATGTTTTAATGACTTCTGTGCCTTATATAAGCCGACATTCGCAACTCTGACAGACTTTTCCAATCCGTCAAAGGTGCGTTTCAATGCCTCATTATTTCTGGCTATATTTCTGGCTATTGCCGAAAATCTGTCTTTAAGTTCAAGTAAATATGCGATACTGTAATTTGCCATTGTGTTTATTCCTGTATTGTCCTGTTACCTTCTTTTACCGCTCCGCATTGCGTCTTCTGTGGCTTTTTTATTCTCTGCCTCAATTCTGGTTGCACTACGGTTGAGTTCTAATATCTCTGGTATCGTGAGGGAGTTCTCAATCTCTGTATAACTGATTGCTCCCTCGTAATATTTCACAATTTTATGTTTGAGGTACTCCCAATCGCCTTTTCGGACATCAAAATCAATTATCCGTTTTTGGAGTTGCGTTGGGCTGTACTGGTAAAATTTTGCAAATATTTACCTATCAACAGTCTTCTGTCTTCAATGCTCAATTCGTTGAACATTACCGCCTCAAACTTATCTTCACCGTTTATCACGGCTGATTTTGCCAGAAGTTCTGCAATACATACATTCAACTGCTTAATTTCTGCCTGCTCCAAGCCAGAAAGTAACTGATTGTATGAGTTTATTGCCTGTTCATCTTCTGTTAGTGCATTGTCCTGCTCTTTTGCTTTGTCCTTCTGCTCCTCTGTCAGTTTTTCCAAATCTTTTACAATGCCTGCAATGCTTTTCAACGATTTCAATTCTGCACGGTTATACAAACTGTCCAAGAATTGTAACCCCTCGTAAAAATCTGGATTTTTAGGTGCAGTTACCTCAATGACGGTAGCCTGTGAAAAGTTACCGCCCTTACTGTACTGAAATGCCTCTAATAAATCGTGCTTAAAAGTTTTTTTCATTTTTCTGTTCTCCTCTTTTTGTTTTTGTATTTCTGTTTGTGTTTTCTCAAAAAAGGGTAGAAGTTGATTTTTGTGTATCCGCCTCTACCCCCCTATGATTTGATTTGTAGTTGAAGAAATCTTCTGCTATTGCTATGCTACGGTGCTATCACCTTCAAATTGAATTTCAACACCGTCTGAACTTCCAACCCATTCTGGATCGTTGATGATAGACGCATTTGTTACAGGAGTGTATGCTCCATTAACATCAATGCCTTCAATAGTCAAACTATCATTGTCCATTAGTGCGTCTATTTTGTCTTGGTTTTCCTGTGTATTAACAATGCTAAAACTACCTGTCGCAACTTTGTCCTCTGTCTTATGAACGATGTTACGAACGATTTTGCCTGCCTCTCCGATAGTTTTTACACTTTCCTTACTTCCGTATCCCTTCTTAATCTTGAAAGAACCTTCTGTAATGTCAAAGTATGTATTGTTTATCTTAACACAGGTCTGTGATAAAATGTTAGTATTTCCCATTTTTTTATTCTCCTATGCCTTTGTTACTGCTACTACTACTCTACTGCCTCGCCTGTTTCCAAACTGAATGTAACTTTGAAGTATCCAATACATTCTCTCAACTGTGTTACAATCGGATCTAAACAGTACACCGTTACCTGTCCTTTTGCGAAGTCCAAAGAGATTTTCAAATTTTCCTTATAGAAATTCAATGCCTCTTTGCCACTTCTTAAAAGTCTGAAATTATCACTTGATAATGCTCTGTAATACTTGATAAATGCGTTTCTGACTACCTTTTCTGTATCGTCATTCATTCTGCTTTGTGCAAAATCCTTCTTGAAGTTTACGAATCGGTATTCACGAACTGCACTCTCTGTATCACGGTAGTTAAGATATTTCCAAGTAATATCTTCATTACCTGCACTATCTGTTTTGTATGTTGTGAGTTGCTCTCCCATAACAATTCCGTTGTCGCTCGCATTGTTATTCCAAACACTTCCACCGTTATCATTAAGTTCTTTGATTTCATCAGATTTCCAATGATATTGCGGTTTAATTGCGTTCAAATATGCACATTTTGAGTTGAAGAATGGTAATGAATTGTTATGTGTTCCGCCCATTATATCGTCTGGGTATTGTCCGATAACAACTGTACTCAACTGTGAGCCTTCTGACACTCTCAATGCTCTCATTGTTGCATTGTATGTTGCCTTGATGTAACTAAATTCTGGTATTGATGAACCTTTGTAATTATCTGCTGAAACAAGTTTATCACATTGATAATGAACATTCTGGGAGTTCAAACTTGCCAATGCTGTTCTGTGGTTTGCCAATGTGTCTGTCTTATCTACGAATAATACTCCGTCCATTACCTTATTATTTGTGTTAAATCTTGCGTCTAATTCGGTTTTAATGTACTGAATACCGTACTCAACAGGTGATACAATCGCTTGGTATCTTAACTGTTCAATGAGTGCCAAAATATCATCATCAACTTCACAATCTACCGCACCGCCTGTAAATGCAGTTATGGTAGTTGTTATGCCTTCTAATGCACCCTCTGTGTAAATTGCCGTGTTATTGTAAATTGTACCTGTGTTTTCTGCGGTAATTGTTACAACTGCACCGCTCACACTTGCCGTGAAAGGTGCTTTTGTATCTGCGTCAATCTTATTCTTTAACGCAGTTGCTACCTGATTTGCAGTTGCGTCTTTTGCACAACTGATATTGTATTTATGATAGTATTCACTACCAATAACGATTGAAATATCGCTTGTATCTGTTGCCGTGCCTGCAAATGTGATTGTTGCACTTGCCTTTGACGCAGTTTCTTCTGTGCTATCTTCCAGAGGTATTGCGTCTATTGCAACTTGGTATCCGCAATCTGTACACAGTTTTCTTGCTCTGCGTATCATATTTGCCAGAACTGACTTTTTACCGAATAATGTATCCCAACTATTGTCGTTTGCAATATTCTGTACTAACTTCTCTGCGGTTGCCGTGCCTTCTGCGGTCTTTTGTCCGATAAACAAAATTCTTTGTGAAGCAAGACCAACCTCTACATCAGCAGGAAGTATGTTGAAGTTTAATTTTGGTAAAGTTTCTCCCATTTTTTTATCTCCTGTACTTTGTGTAATAATTATCTACTGCTTTGTTTTTATTGTACCACATTTTATTTTTTTGTGGCTTTATCTTCTTTTTTGCCTTCTGCAATCAATTCGCAACATCCGTCAATTTTTGCGTCTTCAAGTCTTCTCTTCCAATAAATTCTGTCTTTGTAATTGTCAAAATCTACTTCAATAACTTGTCCTGCCTTAAATGTTTTTAACGGTTTGTTTACCTTAATTTTTTTAATGTCTGCCATAGTTTTTTCTCCTATATTAGTGTACCTGTCTTACTCTACTGTTATATATTCATCTGGTATATCACCCTCTGTGTGCATATATTCTGTATCTTCACCATTTGCAAAATTCGGTTTATGGTACATATTCAAACTGCGAATTGCAGGTGAAAATTCTGGCTCAACTCCGTCTTCATTCTGCATATTTATCGTAGTCTGAAATTTGTATTGATATACCATAAATGCTTTTGTTGTAGTATCCACAGGCTGATCTCCAACAAATGCTAAATGGCAATCCTCATCAGTTGCACCGCTCTCCAATCTTGCTCGGTGAAAGGTTTTCATAATCGGTTTTCTTAACTCATTCGCCAAATCTACGAAATCAACCCAACAATATTCACTCGTAGTAGGAATTATGACGAAAAAATTAAAATCTTGTACTAACTCTGCTCTGACATCTGCTCCTGCTAACACCGTTGCTATTGCGTCTGTCTTATTTACTCTGCTTTTGCTAACATTTGCACCGTCTAATATGCAAAATCCCCACAACTCATTTGTGTCATTTTGCTCGTATGCCTCTAATGCGTGTTCAATACTGTACTCCCCACTTATTCTTACCCCTGTGCGTATGTAAATATCTCCCACCGCCTCGTCAATCTGCGTAGCCTTCTCCAACTCAAATTCTACCGTGTTTTCATCAATAACTTCCTTTACGGTCTGTCTGCCGTTGAAGTTTGCATAACAATCCTCTGTGATATATGGACTTCCTGTTGCCTCTGCAGGTGCATTTTTATCAATGCTAAACTCAATAACATTGCAATTCGGTATATCCATAATCAAAAATGTACCGTTATACTCCTCTTGTTCTGCTCCCTGTATTGTGATATGTGTGCTATCACCCTTACGGAGCGGAGTATTTTTAGTAACTTGATGATTATACTCGGTTACAAGTCTTCCCAATCCGTGCGACTGTGTTAAAGATACAATTTTATTCAGTACCTTTGCTCCCTGTATTGTGAAATTCGCACCTTCCACGAGGGAATGTGCGTTTTCTGTTTCTAATCTGCAAGTTTTTCCGTCACTTCCTGCGGTCAAACTGCTTACCTTCACCTTATCGCTAAAATAATCGGTATATAGCGGTAATTTATTCTGTGCCTGTTTTACTAAATCCGATAACTTCACTTGCTATATCTCCAATGCCTTATTTATCTCTGTTGATATTATATCATAACCTCTGGCAATATTCTCTTTCATCTGGCGGTCTATAAATGCCCTCTTTTTCATTTTCCGTGTACCCAATGCCAGAAAATACGCATAATGTTTCGTTGCTCCCAAATATGCTCTGGTGTATCCGTCAATCTGGTATCCCACACTTCTGCGTAATTTCCCTGTCTGGTTTGCAGGGTATTCATTCGGTGCAGAACTGCGTACTCGGAGTTGCGGATATTTTATCCCAGTCTTTGGCGGATTTTTTATTGCGTCTTTTGTACCCTGATATAAAATTTTGCAAAAAGCATTAAGACCTCTCCTCGCACCGAGTTGAGCCTTCTCTGCTAAAAGTTCGTTGAAATACATAATATTCTCTATGTTTCCACCAAAACTCTGAAAATTTAATAATGGATCGTATCCGCCTGCCATATTATAAAATGTTTACCCCCGATTTTTTATCTGCCGATGTCTTACCCTGTTCGCAACAATAAAGTGTCATAAATTCTCTGCACCTTTTGTCCAATGTCTTCACGGTCAAACACTTATATAAACTGTTATCATACTCTATGAAAAGAGTACCACAATCCGTCTTCTTTGCGACTTTTTCATTATAATACATCGTGAATATATCCGTTGCCGTACCCAAAAGGTTTGTACCGTCAAATATCTGTACTCCGTTCCCTTTGACTTCCCACATTGTCCACGGTTTTCCTATCTCCTGCAAATGTAACTGATATTTCGTGTTCAATGGTGCGGACTGTTTGCGTTCGTACAATGTTACCTTTGTATCCATATCACCAATGGCTATTTTCGTTGCTGATTTTAGTATTCTGCTCCCTGTCGGCATTTCTTACTCCTCTAACTCCCTATTTCAATAATTTTGTACTTCTTGTAAATGTCTTTTGCCATTTGTGGACATTTCAAATTATTGTTATCGTAATCGCCTCTGTTGAGCCACATTGACGCAATGTGCATTAACATACCTCTTTTAATATCTGGCGGTAACTTCTCGTACCCTGCCGTATATGTAATCTCAATCGGGAACCAATCATTTTCAACCTTTGGCAACTGCTCTGTGTGTAATAGTGCAATCTGGTCGAAATCTCCTGCCCTTCTGACTAATTTGTAGAATGATGTATCCAATTCGTTATCATCATCGTATTTAATGCTCTTTAACTTCATTACAGGTGTTCTGCGTAATGTAAATGCCGTGTTCACCTGCCCATTCCTAAACTCTCCCCAGAAGACACGATTTGTGGTAATATCTCTCTCCACAAATATCTGTCTGCAATATTTTTCCGCATAGTCTAATGCCGTTGCTGACATATCAATCAACTCCATATCTAAATATTTGTCTGGCTCTAACGGTAATTTCAAAAATGCCTTTATCTCCTTAACATCAATTATGACATTCTTTGGCTCACCTTCTATGTACGGATAAACAATTTCATTGTATGACATCTCTGTTTTTCCTCATTTCTGTTTGTGTCTGCCTGCCCTCTCACATAAAATAAGAGCAAGTAACTTTTTTTACCTGCTCTTATTATATCATATTTAACTTTATTAAGAGTTTTTGTTTTTTGCTATTTTCTATGCCTCTGGGATTTCTTCTTCCCCTTCCCCTTCCCCTTCACCTTCTCCTACATTTTCGTATTCATCAATGTACGCATTGATTTTATCCAAAATTGTTTGCGGTTTTTGAGAAGATTGCATACCTGCAATTTTTAACTCAACTCCAATCTCTTTTAATTTTGCAATATCTTCATCTGCCAATGTTGCACCTTCTGGCACTTCCAAAATTTCTTTTGCTTGGTAAACTAAATCCCCGATTTTTTCATCGGTTAATTCTGCGGTGTCTGGCTGACCTTCTGCGGAGTTTTCTTCACCTTCGGGTGTATTTCCTTCTGCCTGTTCACCTTCTCCTGCTCCTGCGTCTTCTGTGTCGTCTTTTGCCTCACCTTCATCAACAATCTCTGTGCCTTCTGGTAAAGGTGCATTACCGTCTTCATCATTGAGAAAGTTTTCAACATCTTCCCCAACTTCCAAATCTTTAATTACTCCTGCTTTTAACCAAGCATTGAATAAATCCTCACACAAGTCTTTTTGCTCAATAACTTGATTTTTATTGTAGTTTTCTACCTCATATCCGTTATTTGAGCCTGCAATATCTTTTGTGAATACATACTGTTTAGCCATTTTTCTGTTCTCCTATAACTTTTTTATTATAAAATACATCTGTTTTTATAACTTATCCCTTATATAAGGAAAAAAGGCAGAGTATTTACCCTGCCTCTCTTACCCCAAATCTTATTCGTTAATTTTGCCGTTTACATCTGCACCGAATAATATGCAAGTTGCTCCTGCTACATCGTCTTTTTCAGCGGTTAAGACAATTTGAACATATCTCTTTGTAGGAACAAAGTTGATAGCACCTGTACCAACGACTTTATTAGACGCAGGAATGTCTTCTGGACTTGACATATCTGAATTATCAGATTGTTTGAAAGATTTTACTGTCAATGTTGCAGTTTTAGATGTGCAAGGCACGATTAAACCTGCGTAAAATCCTTGAGTATCAATAATTTCACCTGTCAAATCACCGTCTGCTGACAATGTTTCTGGCTCAACTGCAAGAACTCTTTTTGAGTTGTGAATTAAATCAGTAATTTTGCTCATTTTTATTTCTCCTATAACTTAATTTTGTGTATTACCTGTTTGTTTGTCTGTTTGTCCATAAGGGGAGAAATCTCTCCCCCTACGACATATCTTTACTCTTATGAGTGGATTTTTAAGAGTTTTACTGCCTCAAAGTTACGAACTTTACCATCGTGTCTTTCTCTTAACCAGAGTTGAACATAATCTGGATGAGTTTCGTTTCTTACAATTCCAATCGTTGGAGTTGAAGTCAGCAAGTATGCCTCATCAAAATCACCAAATGCTACTGCAAGTGCGTTAGACGCAACTGCAGGCATATTGCAATCAAATTTTACAGGGTATCCCAAAATGTTAAGAGTTAAACCCTGTGCAGAGAATAAATTAACAAAATCAGAGATTTGTAATTTACCCTGTGTATCTGCCTCTGCTAAAAGACCGAAGAATGACGCTCTACGCATAATGAATTTTGCGTTTGCGTGGTATCCGTCTTTTAATTTTGCAGGTAATGTAGAAATTACATCAGCAAATTTCAAAGTGCCTGCTGTACCAGATGTAACCTGTTCGATTTGACCGAACTGTGTGCCTGCAGGATAAGTCAAAAGACCTCTCGGTTGAGCACCGCCCTGTCCAGATACAACTAATGCACCTAATTTTCTGTTCATACCTGCTCTCATTTTAGCAACTACATCTGCCTCAATGTTTACCATACTGTCTTCCAATGCGATACGAGAGAATTTTTTGCCGTATTTTACAACATCATTTGAGAATTGAATTTTTGCAAAGTCTTCACCGTCAGCCAATGTTGCGTCTTCTGGCATTTCTTTTTTGAAGTATGCATCGTCATAGTCTGCCCAGTCAATGATTTCTTCATAAAGTCCTGCAGTAGTCTTCTTACCGCAAACTTCTAATAGACCATTGCCGTCAAACTTTTTAGCCAAAATGGTAGGATCTAATTGAGGAACAACTAAATATCCGCCTTCTGTGTCATTCATAGTGTTGATTGATTTGCGTTCTTCATCAGATAATGCACTTTCACCACGAGTGATGTATTTGTGAAGGTTTTTATTGTATGCCTTAATATCTTCTACAGATACTTCTCTTTTTGCTCTGCCAAGTTTTCTGTCCATAGCACTTAATGCTTTGTTGAAGTTTTCAACATAAGCAGTATCTTCTGCTGATACTTCTTTTGCTTGTGACATTTGTGCGGTTACTTTTTCTAATGCAGAAATTTTATTGTCTAAATCTTCTGCCATAGATTTTTGAGTTGATTTTAACTCATCAATGTCAGCACCTTTTGTTTCAAGTGCCTTTACTCTTTCATCCATTACATTTTGCATTTCAGATAACTGATCTTTAATTTGCTTTTGTAATTCTTCAATGTTTACTGCTTGTCCTGTCATTTTCGTTTCTCCTATAACTTTGTGTTACCGATTACTCTACTTATTGCCGTTTACTTCCTTTAATGTATTGAGTACCCCTGCCAAGAAGTCTGTTGCCTGTGTGTTATTGTCTTCTTGCGGTTTTTCCTCTATCTGTGGCTCTGGTTTTGGCTCTCCCTCTCCCTCATCTTCTGTAACAGGCTCTCCCTGCGAAGATTTTACCACTTTGATAATGTACCCTGCCTCTTTTTTGCTTATTCCTAATTCGCATAAAAGATTTTCTACATCTCGGATTGTCTTTATGTTGTTTATTATATCACAAGTTTTATTTTTTTGTGTTTTCTGTCTGTTTTTAACCTCTAATATCTCTGCATTCGGGTTAGCAGGTACGGTTACGAGGCTGACTTCGTACCAATCTAAATCGTTAATAACTCTGTATCCTTCTGGTGTGAACTCATAATCCTTTGCCACAAATCCGATAGAAAGTCCTTTGTATGCTCCGATGTCCACTCTGTTCTTAACGGTCTTACCCAAATCATCTTTTGGCATTTTTAACTCAACTACGGTATTTGTGCCTTCCATATACACCTTTTCACATACTCCCATTGGTATTCCAGACAGGTCGTGTTGATGTATAAATGCAGGCATACCCATTCTTTGTACTGACTTTAACAGGCAATCTGGCTTAACAATGTCTGCAACTCTATCCACATCTGGTGTACTTGCATACCCCTTAATATAGAAAAATCCACCTTCATCTTTAACGGACTTAATTTCCATTTTCAAGAAGGAGTTTGAGTAGTTTTCATCGTTTTTGTATTCCATAGGTGCGTTATCTGGTGTGCCTTCACCGTCATTTTCACTCTCTGGTACAACTATCTCTGGATTGTCTGCGTTATTCAAACGGTCAATTACTTCTTTGGTGAGTACTGCGTCCACAATTCCGAACTCTACTGCCTGTTGTGCGTCTAACACTAAATCTCCACCCAATGTTAATTGCTCCAACTCCTCAACAGTTTTTCCGCAATTCTTTGCAAGCATACCAATTAGCAATTTGTTTAATCTCTCAATCTCTCTTGCGTCTGCCTGTATTTCGGAATTTTTACCCCAAACACCGCCAGAAACTTGATGTATTAACACTCTTGCATTTTCTGTGATATATCTCTTGCCCTTCTTACCTGCGGATAGCAATACCGCTCCGCAACTTGCACATTGACCAATGCCCACCGTTACAAAATCGTTAGGTACTAAATTCATTGCGTCTATCATAGCCAAAAGTGAGGTTACTACCCCACCTCTACTGTTGATGTATAAGTATATATCCGTGTTTTTGTCGTATTCCTCTGGGTAATTAGCAATCTCTTTACTGTATGCACGAATCTGCTCAATAAATCTGGTTGCACTATCATCGTCAAAATCACTCATAAAATTGATGTTGTGTACCCTGTAATCCAATGAAAAATAGTCTTTTTTCGGATTTAAGAATTTTTTTTCTGTTTTTACATTCATTTTTCCTTATCTCCTGCCTGTTAATTTTTTAATTATATCTTCCCCTATTATACACAATTTTTTGAAATGATGTATTTCCTCATTTTCCTTCGGCAAAAATCCGTACTTTATCATCGCCTGCTCAAACTTCTCCACATCGGCAAAAACTTCTTGTAGCACGGTTTTCTCATCAAAGACATATAAGCAATACACCCTTCCTGTGTCTGCGTCTTTTCTGTGGTTTACATATCTCACCTGCTCCACATTCACCAACTTGCCTGCAATATTTACCATTCTCATAATCTGCTCCAAACTCACTGCCCTATGATTTCCTTTACAAACTGTACCGCCTCAACCGCTCCGTAACATATTCTGGCAGGGTATCCGTGTGCCTGTAACCACTCTATCCACTCTGTCTGGCACGGTCTTACCTTACTCGCATTCCTATCCCTTCTTTTGAGTTCAATAAATGCCGTTACCCCATTGTCAAAAAGGAGTACCAAATCTGGTACACCTACTTCAAATCCACGACTTTTGAGGCTCATTATATATCGGTAATTTGTCTTCCCGAACCAAACTCCCATAGATGTTGAAAAATGACGGATATTATGCTTGCGTAACCACTCGCACAATGCCTTCTGCTCCTCTGCCTCTGTCGGTATGAGTTTATTTGCCTTCTCCGTCATAATTCTTATGCAATACCCTTCCTGCGAAATATGTGATTAGTGATAATCATTGTTACTTCTGCATTATATCTGAATATCGTTTCACATCGGCAGTTAATTACATCGCTCAAAGGAGCACCCAATGACATATCTCCGCAATATCTCATCAAACTGCCTGCACCCGTAGTAAATAAACTGTCCGCAGGGATTAAGGTTGCGTCTATTGCTTGGTGGCTTTCTCTCACCTTTTCATCTTCTGCCGTTATCCACAACTTTTCTGCTCCTGCTTGCAATTCCGTGATGTCATACTCATTATCATCACTCTCTGCCGTGTCCTTAATTATCTCTGCCTGCTCGGTATATTTGCTCTCCTCTGCAACTGCCTGCACTTCTGTAACAGATACGGTAGGTGCGTGATTTTCTCCCCATAACTTCAACTGCTCCCCTACCGTGCCTGCTATTTCTGCGTTGTTTATCACAGGTGCTACTCCTGCCTCTTTTGCCTTCTCAACAACTTGGAGTATTGCCGTCTGTGTCTTCTGTATCATCTCATCTCTTACCGTGTTTGCAATTTTCGGTGCAATATCGTCTGAACGCAATAGAAAAAATGCACCCAATGCCATTCCTATCCTATCGTCAAGACTTTTTGCAACTTCTGGGATAATCTCATAGACATCTAAGTCCATAATATCCTCAATGCTCTGTCTGGTACTTCTGCCGAAATGATTGCCCACTCTGCGATAGTTTTTCTTTAACAATGCCTTCAACTCGTCAATGTAACTCTCATTAAGGTTGAGTATCTCCCCTGTTGCAGAGTACACCGTGCTGAAATCATCTGCCAACTGCTGATAAAACATAATGAGGTCTGCCGTCAAGAGTGCCTCTAATGCCTTCTTTAACTCAATCTCCTCTTTTGCCTTCTCTCTGGCTTTATAAAGTGTGTTATTTATTCCCTTATTTTTTGCCATTGTAATAACACCTCAAATCCTTCAAAATGCCTTCAAGCCAATCAATTATGTATTTTATGCCTTCCTGCTGACTTCTCATATCCTGTCCTGTGAGTAGGAATAACATACTCATTCCGTTTATATGTCCTTCAAGATAGCGGAGAGTGTAATATAACCTTTTCATCATACTTTCGGGAGTGGTCTTTGCATTAAATGTTCTCTCTGCATTCCCCACGAATTTTGAATAATCCTTATCTAACTCTTTTTGCCCTTTGAAGAACTCAAAATTTACGATATTGTTGTTGTTATTGTTATTGTTGTTTGCCATATATTCTCTCTACTGCCCTCTGTATGTCCTGCTCGGTGAATATCTTTTGTCGCTCCAATGTTGCTCGGAATTGTTTTATTTCCTGCTCCTGCTCCTCTGGTGTTTTCTGTGGCGGTGCAGGTTGAGTATTTGTATTGTTATCATCTTCCTGTGCCTTCGGATTGTTACCACCGTTTACCCCAACTATACCCAACGGCATTTGCATAGGCGGTGCGAAAACAATATCCCCATTTTCGTTAAGGTCTGGTAAATTGAACTTATTACGAGCCTCATTATATGTACAAATGCCCAGACGCACTACCTTCTCATCTGTTTCTGCGAGTTTTTCCGCAAATGCGTCAATATCCTTCGTGTCATAATATATCTCGTAATTATCTCCGTCTTTTTTCTGGTATCTGCCGAATATCAACTGTGTCAATGCCTCTAACACGAGGTCAAAAGAAGGGAATATAGCCAAAATGTACAGTTGCCTCAATGCCTCTGATAAATTATTGTATGTCATAGTCTTATCGGACACTAACGGTCTTGGTATCTTCAATCTGGAGTACAATACCCCTTCTATCCACTCAACCAGATTTGCATAGTCCATATCTCTCGGACTTAATGCGAAACTGTCAAATTTTGCATTTGTACCCTCAAATATTAACACCTTCCCTGCGTTTTCTGCTCCCGAATAGAAACTCTGAAACTCTTTTCTTGCTCTCTCGTATGCGTTGTCCGACATCTCCTCATCAAGAGTTAGCACTCCACTCGGTTTAAGTCCATTTTGCAATAAGGATTTATTATGTACTGCACCTTCTATGTACTGTTCCATTTCCAGATATAACTGCGTCAATGGTGACATTCCCCAAAGGTTGCCAACATTAAATTTCGGATTGAAGAACTTAATATGCTTTAACTCATAGTAAAATCCTTTTTCATCGGTTGCCTCGTATCTCCAATTCATAAAGTTTAACTTAAAATTGAGTATTCTGTTGCCGTCTGTCCATTTGTATGTAGTTGCCAATGATGTGCCTGCTCCCATTATTACAAAGTCCTGCGGTTTAGCACAAATCAACTCAATAATATCCGTATTCGGTGCGGTACTCTGTGCAATAACAAATGCGTTGCCTGTGATTAAAAAATAACTCATCAAACTACGCATAAATTCTGTGTATGTCTGGGTGTAATTTCCCCCCTGTAATACTTTCAATGCCTTTGAAGGAGTGCTGATTGTGTTCTCCGTGTCCTTTATGAACTCTTTATTTTTTTTGTCATACACGGATAAATAAATTCTGCTTGCCGTTTCTGCAATCAAGTCCACCGCATTCGCAATCGGTGCAATAGTGCAATAGTAATTGATTGCTCCCAATGCTGATAGCCAACCAATACCCCTGCTATACCCTAACGCAAATGCTGAATAAAATCTCTCAATACTTCCTAAATCGGAGTAATCACTCCCCAAATCCGCTGATTTTTTCTCAAAAAGTCCTGTTAATCTTTGTATAAATGATTTCTTTTCAAGTTTGTTGCTTTGTTTGTTGCCCATTTTCTTTTTTTCCTTTATGGTTTACTCTACCTGCTCCCCATTTCTTTTTTATTATACCATAACTGAACAAATTATAGTCTTCTTACTCGTATTCCTGTCGGTTTACCTATCTGCTCCATAGCCAATACCACACTATCTCGGACATCATCGTGAACAGGGTAATTATTGATTAACTGTTCAATCAAATTGTCCATTTCCTTCTTGCTCATCTCGGAGTTTATGAACACCTTCCTATTCTCAAATCGGAATGACTGTGCCTCTAATCTGCTGATTTTATCCTTTACCGATGTTACTTCTTTAAGTCGTATGTTTTTCGTGCGTTTTACTTCCTGTGTGAGTTGCTTAAATGCTCCTATTGCCTCTATTGCGAATACACTCGGATTAAATCTGCTATTCCAACTGTCTATTGCGTTCATATTTGCATTAAAACTATTCTTCATCTCTGCAACTCTCTCAATATACACATTGAAGTTTTTATCAGTATGCAGGATACAATATCCAGAAAAGTCGTTTAACTGTTTCTCCCCACACGCAGGATCTAATGCACAAATCGGTGTGAGTTTTACCCCTGTCTGTAACAACTCGGAGTGCTTATAGAACTGTATCCAACTTTCCTTGATAATACTACTTTCATCATCACGCACTTCGTTAAGGTACTCTCTGGAGAAGATAATACTTCCGATGTTAATTTTCTCCTGCTCTATCTCCTCTTTGCTCCACAATTCCTTCCACAGTATTCTGCCGTCTGGGTAAATTATCTTAAATACCTTTGTGCCTTCCCCTGTGTGCATAAGGTCAATTTTACTAATTGCCGTACCCTGTATATGTACTGCGTGTTTTTTGCTCTTTGCTCTGGCAGGGTATAAGGTACTCCAGAACCACCGATTTTTCTTTTCTACTCTCTGTGCGTTGTTAATATCCTCATCATCATACAAATCATCTGCAATAATAGAATCTGGTCTTTTATTCTTGTACTGAATACCCCTCAAACTCTCTCCTGCACCTACGCAAGAAAAAATTACCCCATTTTTCAATACGAATGTCTTCTCTGTCCACTTCTCATCTAATGCCCTCATATCTCCGTAAATGTCTATCAACATCTCGTTACACTCAAACTCGGTTTTCATAGACACATTCAAATTGATTGCCTTTGATGAGGTGTTCTGCACATTCAAAAAGTGTTGAAATATCTCTGGGCGATTAAGTCCGTAGAACATCGGCAACAAAAATCCCTCAATAGTGGTCTTTGCGTGTCCTCTGGGTGCAAGAGTTCTGGTGAGTTTGTCCTCAAATGTGCCTATCATATAGTTATGCAACTCTTCACAAAATGGTAGGGAGAATTTGTCTGGGAATAAAAACTTACCCCAATTCAAAATATCTCCCTTTTCTGCACATCGCTTTATTGCCTCTTTACGAGCCTCATATAGCAACTGCCGTTTTAACTCTGCTTTTGTGTTATCTTCCCCTGCCACTGCTTACCTAATTACCTTCTCTGCGTAAAATCCTGCTCCCTTTATCAACACAGAGCCACTTGCCTTTGCTCCGTAGTCTGTTTCTGCCTTTGCTCCACACTTCGGGCATACTGCGTTTTCCTTCTCCGATATACTCATAAAATCCTGCCACCTGTGTCCGCACTTCTCCCTGTCGGTACATCGTAAATTATATGTAGGCATACCTATCTCCTATATTCCTTCCTTTACCGCCTGTTGTGCCAACTCCAATACCTGCTCATCTGTGAGGTCAGATAGACTTATCGGTTTTTCCTTCTTTTGTCCGATGTCTATGCTCAATCCAAATTCTTCACTCAATTTTTTGGTTAAATACCACTTTGCCATTTTTGGATCGTCTAATGCTCCCACTACCGTATTCAATGCCTTCAAAATCGGTTTTCTGCGAATTTGTGCATATTTGTCAGCCATTTCTGGGTGATTTTTGATAAATTCGTAATATGTCTGCCTGCTAATTCCTGCGTGGGAACAGGCAAGAGATACATCTGCACCAATAGCAAATGCACTCTCTAATTTTTGGACAGCCACCAAGTCTGTTTCAAGTATTGTTTTCCTTCCAACTTTTTGAAGGTCTTTTGGATTTTTCTTCTTTGTCATAGTGTCAATTCCTTACCCTTCCACAATTCTTTTGATTTCCTGCAACACTTTATCTCTGGTGATGAGGTCAATTTTGTGCCATTCCTTCTGTATCTCCAAATGTTTCTGCCAATCTTTATTGCACTCTGCAATCTTTGTCTGCAATTCGTTGTATGTGCCTACGGTGTAATACTCATCAAACACATCTGCAATCTCGGATTGGTATATCGTGTTCAAACAATCTCTGTCAAAGAAGGTAACATTATTATAAATTCCTGCCTCGTACCACCTGTTTGCGAGGTTATGAAAATTGCTATGTATCCAATTATCCTCTATGTATAAACTGTATCGGAATAAGTTTGTGAGGCTTTTGCTCCAATCCACAGGCGGAATAAAATGCGGTGTGCACCCTGCCTTTATAAAATTCGGTTGAGCCTTCTGGGTAGTGCTTAAATATATTCCCTTCTGCAAGTATTTCTGAAAATATGGTATCCTGTCTTCTCTGCACGCACCCCAATAAACACAATCAAATTTTTTCTCGGTCTGTTTGAGCGGTGTTTTTGCCATAAGTGCATTAAGGTTTAGGAAGTAATGTTTTCTTTTGTTATTCTTCTTTGGTCTAAAATTCCCGATAACTTCATACTCATACTTACCCAACTCCGAATGCGGATTAGTTTTATAATCGTTTGTGATAAATATTTTTCTGGCGGATTTGTTATTCTCCAAAATTCTTTTGATGTCTTTGTGGTCTGCAAACGCACTACTATTCGTGAATAACAATGTATCCCAAGTATTTACACTCGCACAAAATAAATCTGCCTCTGTGATAAAATATTCGCACCCCAGATACTTTGCAATTATCTTATTGTTTCTGATATGAGCAATAGTTGAATTACCCTTCTTTGCACTCTGGGAGTTATTAAAACACTCAATTATAGCAACTCTATTTGACATACTATTTTATGCTCCTGTCTGCGTTATATGCGTAAATAATATCTCCGTTCTCATCTTTGCCTTCTGGTGTGAGAACTCCCTCAAACAATTTGTACGGACTTTGCCCATTTTGTGGGTTATTCCACAGGTAGTGCATATAATCCGCCATTGTCATATCCTTAAATTTTGCTCTTTTCTCACTACTTCCGCAATTAAATCCGTTTGCACTTCCCCACTCAAATCCAGAGAATAATTTTTCAATATCCTCTTTTATCTCTGGGTAGGTAACTACTCCCTTCTCTTTTGCGATTAACAATGCCTGTGTGAACTGCCCTCTACTGTAATTCCAATTCTCTGGCAATCCGCAACAACTTCCATTGCAACTCAACTCTTTGAAGTGGCTATCGGATACATAAAATCTCATACCCAACTCATCACACAATGTCTTCATCTTCTGTACGAAAGGTCTTTTAACATTGCGGTTTAATCTCAAATATCCCTGTTGCGGAGAATATTTTTTATAGAATTGCATTAAATCAAATCCGCACAAAGCATTAAATTTCGGCATTTTTTGCTTTAACAATGTACTTCTCTGCTCCACGCAGAAAAACTCTGTACTTACTGCCGTTGCACCCCTTTTGTGTGCCTCTTTGATAAGGTCAAGATAACTCGGTGTAGTAATTCCTATAACAAAAGGTCGCAGACGGAGTGTTGCACCCCCTGCGTTCCAATTTGCTATGCGTTCTATCGCCTCTAATCTCTCCTGCGGACTATCTACCCCTGCCTCTATAATTCTGGCTTTATGCTCCTCTAATGTAATAATACTTACCTTAACATTCCAATTCGGATTGTTTCTGAATAACTTTGCGTATCTCTCATCTTTTGTCCACCAAGTGCTTTTTGTTGAGAAAGATATTGGATACTCAATTTTTCGGAAGAATTTCAACAGGTCGAGAGTAATTCCGTACATTCTCTCATTCTCGTCAAACTGATCCGAAAGTCCACCCCATTGCATTACCTTCCTTTGTTTGATGTATTCCCCAAATTGTGAACTGTCTGGGTGTAAAAACATCTGCTTAATTTTCTCTGGGTTTACCCATTTTACCTTCTTATGCAAATAATTCTCTTTGCACCCACCCAATGCTCTCTGAAATTGCGAAAAGCAATACTGACAATTATAACTACAATTACTGTATGTATCCATTGTCATAGGCATACTGCAATCTGCTATTTCACCTGTCCAACGAGGACTGCCATAATATTCCATTCTGTTCTCCCCTTTTTATATTCCATTTTCCGCAAATATTTCTTTTGCGTCATACACAATTTTGTTTATCGGCATACCGAGCAACTGCTCAACATCTGCCTTCTGGTCTGGTCTGAAAGTGATAACAACTCTCTCCGTAGCCGTGCTATCATCTCCCTTTATCTCCTCTAACTCATCTGCCTCTAAATTCTCCCCTGCAATCTCATCTGGCAAATTTTCAAATATGTCTGTATTGCTTGCGTTTGCGTCAATGTTCAAATTAACTGCGTCAATACCCATATTCATCAAATCCACGAGTTCAAAATCCTTCTGCAATAATGCGTAATCCATTTCTGAACTATCTGCCGTGCTATTATCAAGTATTGCCAATTTTGTGCGTTTATCATCAGATGTTTTAAGGTCTGTGCGTTTTACCGCTATCAATTCCGTGCCGTCTGTTTCAACCACCTTAACAGGAATATTCATCGCTTTTGCTTGCTCGTAAACACCGTTACCTGCAATAATCTCATCATTGCTATCCACGATGATACTTCTACCTGTACCACATTCTTCAAGCGATTTTCTGATGAGTTTTTTGTTTTTCTCATTGTGTTTACGATAATTCCGTTTGTCAAATTTCAAGTTATTATTACTCATCTTCTCCCTGCTCCTCTCCTGCGTCTGTGTCTGTGTCAATTAAATCATTGATGTTATACAAAATTTTTGTAATATCCGTACCGAGTATCTGCTCTAACTTCTGCTTATCTGCCTTCTTATAGCAAATAATTACTCTCTGCATTTCTCCGTCTGCGTCTGCGTCTTCTCCTATCTCCTGCAAATCTCCATAATCACCGCTATCTGCCCCCCCAGATGAAGATGTTTTTTTATTATCACTACCGCTTGCCTCTGGTATATCATCTCCTGCCATTACATCGCCTATTCCTTCTATACCAAAATCTAATAATTCAATACCGCCAAAATCGTTTTCTAATTTTTCAATATCAAATTCTGAACTATCGGAAGTAGTATTATCCATTACCGCTAATACTTTCCTTTTCTGGTCTTCTGTTTTTAAGTCCGTGCGTTTTACGGCAATTAACTCATCTCCCTTTGTTTCAATAACTCTTACAGGTATTCCGAGTTTTTTTGCCTGCTCATATACCCCATTCCCTGCGATAATTTCATTCTCATTGTCTATGAGGATACTTCTGCCTGCTCCGCAATCCTCTAAACTCTTTTTAATCAACTGTTTGTTTTCGGCACTATGAATACGGTAATTATTCTGGTCGTATTTTATATTGCCATTGCCTTCATTTTCTTTACCCATTTCCGTTCTCCTATCTTGCGAATAATAATATGTGTTCTCCCCCTTATTCTACCATAAAATACTGACATTGTGCAATATTTTTTTAAGATTTTTAACAAATTTATTAAGAAAAAGAAAAAGCAGGAGAACTATCCTACTCCTGCTATAGATTTTTGGCTTACCAACTCCGAAAAGAAAGGAGTGGCATTCTGTTTGTTAAATTTCGCCAATTTATCCCATTTCATCTCCCCCATTACAATTTTTCGGTTTTTTCCTTACTGGTATCTCAAACTTCTCCAATAATTCTAAAAACTCATACTTATCCACCTTTAATATTCGGTAAATATCCGCTAATGGCAATCTTTTGTCAATATATAGGTATGTTATCTGACTTCTGGTTATATCCTCAACCGTTCTTTTTATCTTCTCTGGCTTGCCAAAAATTCTTACCAACTCTAATACGGTTGTTTTCATCATACACGGTGATGAAAGTATTTTTTTATACTCACACCCTGCACATACGCACCCTCTGTTATAACAATCAATAGAGGATTTTGTCCACCTGTGAACTGCTCTTGCATATTGTTTTGTCGGTTTATTTTCCATATCTTCTTATTATACCATTTTGTATCGTAACTAACCCTATCAAAAGGGTTTCCTAACCCTTCCGTAACTGTTGTAAAATCAGAGTTATATGCAACTCTCCGCCCATTCTGCGTATGCCTCTGCATACTCGGCATCTCTCTCCTGTTGCTCGTGCATTAACTCATCTACATCAATTTCGTAATCTGGAGCAGTTTGCTCGCAATTCTTGACCGATAAACCAAATATCTGATGTATTTGTTCATCTGTAAAATTCCATTTGTTTTTAAGGTATTCTCGCACGGCATTTTCATCATCAAAAGTTTCATCATAAAACTCTCCGTATGCACATACCGTCAAATAATATTCTTTTCTGTCTTCTGCGATTGATAATTCAAATTCTTTTGTTGATAAGCCGTTTGTAATCTCTAATATTGCCACTTTTCTGTTTCTCCTATTGGTTGTTATATCTATATCCTTTGCCTTTTTTGTACTTCCCGAACTTTATCTGCTTTATTCGGTTTTTTACCGCACTCAATGTCCTGTTTGGTAACATTTCCTTTATCTCTGCTATGGTCTTCTTATCGTACCACTTGTAAACGATTTCTAACTCTGCCGATGTCCATAGCGGTTTGTGATTGATGTTCTTATTTTCCATACTGGTCGCACTCCTCTGGTGTAAAATATGCAAAACTCATATCAACATCATTCTCTAACAACAATCTCTGCTCATATTCCGAGAGTTTTCTCTTACAAATTCTTTTATCACATTTATCATTCGTGCAAAATGTCATATCTGGCAAATTATATCCTTTTGTTAATCGTTCTTTTTTTGTACTCATTTTATCGTTTCTCCTATTTCTTTGCCCAATAATTTGTTATTGTGCCTATTGCCGTAAATAAATTCTGGCATATTTTACATTTCAAATATCGGTAAACTTTATTTCCTTTGACTTCTGCGTCTGCATACTCGGTATAATAGTGTAACGGTTGCTCGCAATAAGGACATTTTAATATCATTCTCCGTCTGCCTCTTTTATTACATCTAAAATCTGTTGAAGACCTTTAAATCCTTCCTGCTTAATACTTTTGTTATCTCTTTTGAAATAAGTCTTATAATCTACCAAATTCAATGTATCTGTCGCAATTTGTTTGATTTTATCAATTACCGTCTTTTTGTAATATTCCTGCCTGCCTTCGTGATTTTCAAATACCCATTTATCGCCCATTATTTTTGCCTCTTTTTTACAAATCTGTTATGCTGAATTGTATTGATATACAACATTCCTATTGTTGCAATTACCAATACAGGTAATAATGCAGTTATTGCCATAAGTTTAACAATTAGCGGTAATTGCTCTACCTTCTCCGTCCAATATTTTTTGTTGTGCGTCATTTCTTAACATTTCTCCTATCATTTGTGCTACTTCGTTTCTGCTATTATAACCTTCTGTTAGTGCATTATACTTTTCTATGTAATACTGCTCCCTCTGTGATAACTCCTCTTTTGTTACCGTCTTTGGTAAAATCTCCAACACAGTAAATTCAAAATCGGTGATTGATGTATTCGGTACTCTTTGTATCCAATTTTTGTAATGTTCCCACCAACGCAAAGTAAATGCCCTTATTGTCTGCCCGATATAGTTTTTATCATTCTTTTTGTCATATATTCTGTAAATAACAGGGAATGCCTCACTCCAATCAGAACTAAAAAATACCGCTTGATCTTCCTTCCTTTGCACATACTTTGCTTGCTCGTGGCACGCCTCGCAACAATAAAGTCCATAATACTCATTGTTTGCCATTGAAAAAGTGCTACCGCATACTGCACATACTCTGGGTTTGAAAAAATCCTCTAAATATTCCGTATCCTTTGTAATCTCAATTATTGACAATAAGAGGTTATTGTCTTTTCTCATTTCATTATTCAAAATCTGCGATTTTATATATGCTCTGGCTGACTTACTATCTTCTGCCTCTACAATGCCTTTGAAAAATGCGTGCGACCAATAATCAGCCACCCTGCCGTCAATATCCTGCTCTTTGCACTTTAACTGATAATAAAATCTTTTCACTATGCTTGCTCCTGCTCCTGTTGCTTTTGCTTAATTTCGCAAAGTTTATCACCGTACTCCTGTATGCGTTTATTACATCTGTTTATATCCGCCAACGCACTATCAATACTGCCCTGTATGTTCTGCTCCTCTTTTTCAAAAATCTTTGCCAAATGTTTTTTCCATTTTTCTGATCTCTGTATGCCGTGTTTGTCAAAAAGAGCATTTAACTCCATTGTATCCTTATAGTTTGACGGCATATTGCCCTGACAATATTCTCCATTGACATTATTTATTGCTCGGAGTTCTGCCGTTTCTCTGTCCATATAGTGCGGTGCGTTCAAAGGTCTTGAAACATAATAATAACTATCATTCCCTTCGTAAAATAGTTTTACTTCTCCTGTCTTCAAATTTACACCCACTATGCCGTATTCCAACTCCTGTATAGAGTTCCATTGTGTTACTTGATATTTGTGCAATTTGCCTGTTAATGCCTTCACCAATAATTCTGCGTTTTTAACTTCTTTTAACCTGTCATATAGCAATTCATCAATATCCTGCTCTGCAATTTGTTCAACTCTCTGGATATAGTAATCCACCGTTTCCTTATAATTTGCTATTTCTGCCTCTAACTCTTTTTTCTGTCTTTGCAAATTTACTATTTCGCTTGCTACACTCTGCACAGGCGGTCTGGTATATACTACATCAAGCATTACCAGATTATCCGTTACGCATTTTTCTGGGAACATTGTCTGGTAATCTGCGTCTTCATCATCTATGCAATTATCCGTATAAACTTCAACAACTTTTTTTACCAGATGTTTGCCATTCACATACTCAACATAACGATATTCGTTGCCGTCTTTGTCATAAACTGTCGTATTTGTTTTTACTTCATCTACTGCCATTTTCTTATATTCCCAATTTGCTTGTATCTATGGTGAACTCACCGCTATCCTTCTGGTTTTCCGCATTATAATTGATATTATCTAATGCCAAGTCAAAATCATCGTATTCTGCGTCTTCAAATAGCGAACGGAGCACCATAAAATCGTCTAAAAATGCCTCTATCTTTTTTCCTACCTTCAAGTCCTTTGCCGTCTTTTTTGCTCTCTCAATGTCCTTTGCAGTCCACCCGAACACATTATATGCGTTCAAAATTCTGCCGAAATCGTCTTTATCATACGGTGTACTCATATTTGCTGAATTGTCAAAATACTCACTATCGTCAAATGCCTTATCCTTAAACATTTTGTCAAAGTTAATTAAATAAAACATTGTATTTGCACTAATTCCGTGAATAATGTGCGGTATTCTGTGCCTGACTGCTCCTATTGTTACTTTCATCTTATTTCTTACTCCTCTTTGCTTTTGTTGTAGGTTTTTGTACTATCATTCCGTTGAGTTTTTTTATTGCCTCTTTTGTTTCTGGTGCGTCAATTCTCGGTACGCATTTTTCTGGTACTAATAAAAAACACTCGCTATCCAATGTTACAAATCTGTATTTTTCACATTTACCTTCATCATCAACGAGATTTATAACATTCTTCAACTTATAAAACTCTTTACTACTAACATTGATGTAGGTATCCTTACTCAAATACACCTTTGAAACAATGTCTGGGAATTGAAATTTTACTCTTGGTAACTTTTGCTCTTTTGTCATTTTCCTTTATCTCTCCTATTGTTTTCTCTCCATAAGGAGCGGTGAGGACTATTACTGCCCTCACCTAACTTATGGGATAAGTTAATATGCATACATTTTTCTGGCTAATTCAAATGCTTTTCTATCAAGCAATTTGCTATCACCGAACCAAATACTATTCTGTCTTAATTCTGCGTTTCTACATCTATCGTGGCAAAGATAACTATTTACCGCATTGTACATATTCCAAGTTTTTCTCGCAGGCTCTAACTCAAATATTTCCTCAACTCTGGCTAACAATTTTTTGCGTTCTGCCTCTATTTCTGCCTTTTCTCTTGCCTCGTAATCGGTGATAATGTTTTCCAACTTTTGAGAACTGAATACCTGTTTTACATATCTGCGTAAATCCTCTACGGATACATCTCTGCGTGTCAATTCTCTGTATTGTTCAACCGTTGCAATAAATTGAGTATTTACGGTATCCATTAAATTTCTAACCAACTGCAAATTTTCAACTACGGAAGATGTATGTTTCACTCTAATTAACTGACTTAAATTGTGTCCTTCTGCGTAACTCAAAGTATTGTTGCAAACAACTCTTATCGGTGTAAATCCGACTTTTACTGTACTGCTCCCATCGTGTGAGTTTGAAAGTAAAATGTAACTTTCAACAGTATCTCCATTTACTACATCAGCCTCTTTGTGTGTCTTTGCAAGTATCCAAACTCTTTTACCATTAAATAAACTACCTGCGGTTTCCAAACTTGCCAAATCATTTTCCAAGAATGGCTCGAACCACTCAAATGCCTCTGTGTTCTGTAATGGGTGATAAGATTGTCCAACTACTCCCAAAACACTTGTAGTGCCTTCTTTTACTACCGCTTGATGAGAAGTGATTGCGATTGGCTCATTTTCGTTTGTGCATAAAGGTCTTAATTCAACCTTCCAATCCAATCCTGCCAATTTGATTGCCTCTCTTACGGTAGGTGCAGTTTCAACAACTGTACCGAGTTTGTGCCAAGGTTTTTCCTTAACTGAAAACATTGTGTCCTGTTCTAAAATTCCGTGTGCCATAAGTTTTTCTCCTTTTCTTTTGTTTTACTACTGTGCTACACTATGTATTTTGATAAGCCAAAAATTTTATACTGCAATTATGCTCCTAAATAAATAATTTGTCAATAGTTTTTTTATAATTTCTTAATAATTTTTTTTGAGAATTACCTCAAACTCTCTCCTGCTATTGAAATACGCAAATATCTCCGACTTATCTATCGTCTTTTCTGCGATGTACTCCTCTCCGAGTTTCTTAAATCTCTCTGCAAATTCCCTACTGGTAGTCCAATTCCACTTCTCCTCATCTTCTTTATCCCTACACACTCGGTACACCTTAACCTGTTTCGGAAGTCTTTTGAGTGCCTGCCTGTCGGAAGATTTCATTATTTTATGTTCCCTACCTCTACCGGAATTAAAAAACAATTCCGCCCAATTATCATCACATTTGCCGTCTTCTATCCATAATGCTCGCAATATTGTCCAATAGTCGTTATCGTCTAATTTTTCTGCAAGTTTTTTGAAATAGAATATTCCCTGCCGTTCTAATTGATTAAATTCATACTGCGTTATCATTGCTATCTTTTTACTCCTTAAATTCATCTATTGATAATGTTTTCAAATGCTTTGTTATTACCTCATACTGTTCAACTGATACGAGTTCTTTTCTGTGCAATCCCCAATTAAATTTACCGTTTTCTTTTTGAGCAATCAATGCTCTTATTGATCTTCTGGTACTCGGTTGAGTGCTATAATATTCTTCAACCTCTTTGCCTTGTATTTCGCATTTTAATTTTAGTCTATATAGTATCTGTTTTTGTGTTTTCTGTGTCATTTTTTCTTTATCTCCTCATATTTTCTTTTTACATCATCAAATACCCTATTTACCTCTGCGTCAATCCTATCCGCAAAATCTGGGTTTATATGTCTGCAAGCCAATAATGGCTCTGTCCTGCTCATTCCAAACTGCTTGCAAATGTCTGGTTTTCTGGGTGAGCGATATATATTGCAACTGTACTTCTCCCTGTCTAAAAAGACGCACATACCGTCTTCTGCAATCGCAGTAACAAATTGCACTCCCATTGCTTTGAACTTCTTTATCTCGTAATTTTTTTCGTATGCCAAATGTTTTATCTGCATAAACTTATGGTACTCAAACGGTACTATACCGCAACAATCCGCTTTGCACTTGCCTTCTGCAATCAATCTGGCACAATCTGGGTTTGTGTTAAACATCTTCTAATATCCTCTTTATTTCTTTTCTGTCTTCTGGTGTTAATTCTGCCCAAAGTCTATTTATCAATCCTGCTATACCGTCTGCAATACAATTTGCCTCTATATTGTATAATGGCGGTTGCTCGTGAGAAAATTCTGTTATTCCTACTGCCTGAAATAAAAAATGTGGCATATTTAATGGTTTATGACAAATGCCAAAATAATCCACTATATCTAATTTTGCGATTAACTCTAATAACTTTAACTGATTTTTTGAGGGAAAAATCGGGGAAAAAATCCCGTTTTCTATCTGGTCGCAAACTGCCTTACCGCAAATTTTACTCGGACAGGTTTCTTTTGTCTGTTTTGTACTGCTCGTACCACATCGGCACTCGTATTTTTTCATCAACTCAATGCCTGCATTTTCAAACATTTTTACTATTTCATTCATTAGAACCTTCCTTCCAAAAATTTTGCAGTACCTCTTGCAAATTTACGGTACATTTCTCTACCTAAATCTTTTCTCTGATCGTCAGAAGATATGCTAACAAAATTAAAGAAAAACAAATACAACATTGCCTCTAAATATGTCATATCCATTTCTTTTGCATATCCTTCTATGCGTGCCTCTGTCCAATGTTCAAATACTTTTTTCTCATCAATCTCAATTATCATTTTTTCGTTGCTCCTGTTTTTCTGCCTCTGCGATTTCCTGCTCCGTAGGTCGCCATTGTGCCTTATTAAAATGCGTCTTATTCCACTCTGCTTTTAATCGCATTAACTCTGCCTGTGATAACTTCATCATATCTATATTGTTCTGCAAACAATATATCGCAAATTCAAATGCGTCTTTTCTTTTACTGCCGTTATCCTTATTCAAATATATGTTTACCTTTTGCATTTCAAATACCTTTCATAACACATTTTGCAAAATTGCTTTGTAGAAAGTTTGCGGAATAAAAAAGGTGCAAGCCGTTTCACCTTCTCTGTGGTGATGTGGCTATCACTCCCTAAATAATTCCTGTGGCATTCCGAACACAAACTCACTGCCATATAATCTGGTGTTTTTGCTCCCAATCCTGCCAACTCTCTGTCTTTCAAATGGTGTGCCTCACTATGATATGCTCCGCAAATAATGCACGGTTGAGAGCGAACATACCGCAAATAACTCTCATCTCGTTCACGGAATTTTGTTTCTTCCACTTCTGCAACATACTCTGGGTTTAAGTTATTTACCCAAAGAAATCTCAATTCTGGTTGCAACGGTATCTCGTACTGCTCACAGAAAATAAGCACCTTTTCAATAAATTGGCTCATTTCCTCAACACTCATCATTGATATTCTTTTCGTAATTGTTATCGTTTTTCCGTTCGGAGATATTAACTCCTCTTTACTGCTACATTCAACATATAGCAATTCTTTAATAATCTCTTTAGAGTATTCTTCTCCGTAAATATCTTTAAAATGAACTTGTATTGCTCCAACTATGCCAGAAAAGAAAAATCCTAATTGAGCAAGTGTTTTTGGTCTAAAACTAAATTCCCAAGATAAATTTATTGTTTTCTCTGGATTTTTCTCCAATTCGGTTTTTATTTCGCCAAAAATGTTTATCAATTTTTTTATATTAGCAACTACATATTTTGCCATTTTATTTCCTCATTTTTTCGTTTATTTTTTTGTGTTCTATTTTATGACATTTGTCGCATAAAAATATTACTTTTAATGGTTGTGAATAATCTGTATGATGTGCATATAATTCTGTTTTTTTTCCACATAATTCACATTTTATAGGTTTTTTTAAAATACCTTTTTCTATTGCTCTATTTACTTTTACATAAGCATTTGCCTTATCTTTATTTCTTTTTTTCCAATTTAATTTTGCCTCATTAACACGTTTTCTATTATTTTTTACATACTCTTTATTTTTTACATATCGTTCTTCTTTATTTGGTCGGTTTCTGTCGTATTCTCTTACTTTTTCTATATTTTCTTTTCTATAATTTTTTGCTCTTTTTATCACGCATTCTTTGCATATATTAAAATATCCGTCTTTTGTGTTTGAATGTCGATAAAATTCCTTAATTGATTTTTCTTTTCCGCAATTTTTACAAAATTTTGTTTTCATTGTAGTAGCCCTTCATAAAAATACACCCCCTATGGCTACTACATCATAGAGGGTGTATTAAATACATCTTTTTAGTAGTAGCATATAAATTTTAAATAAAAATTTATAATTTGTCAATAATTTAGAAAGGAATATCAAAATCATCTATCTCTGGTATCGTTGCTTCGGTTAAGTCCGTATTTTCATCTTCTGGATAATCTGCATTACTTCCCAAGTCTTCCGTAGCCGTTGCCTCTGGTGTCGGAGTAGAAGTCGGTGTAGGTGCAGTTTCTCCGTCTTTTTTCTGTTGCATTAGTTCAATGGTCTTTGCCAACACATACACTCTCTTAACCTTTGTACCGTCTTCCTTCTCGTACACACTCGTTACCAGACTTCCATTGACACATACCTTCATACCCTTTTTAACATAATCTCCCATTTTGTTGAAGGTTTCAATATCTACCCAATCAGTTACTTCCTGCTCGGTTTTCTTATTCCACCTGCCAACTCCAATACAAAATTTGGTAACTTTACTACCGCTTTCAAATTCTCTTTGTTCAGGTGTGTTTCCGCAATTCCCTACAAGTGTTACTACGTTTAAATTTGACATAATTTTCTCCTTTTTTTTGTTAATATATCTTCTGCTTTCCATTTTCTACTATAACGACTTCTTATTGTAGAATGGTTAATTCCTGTTATTTCTGCCCATTCTGCAATACAATGTCTTTCCCCGTTTAATTCAATAACAACATTTGCACGAGTATTTCTTTGTTGTGTTTTTCTATCTACCCACCTACAATTTTTAGGTGTATAACCTTTATTATTATTTATTCTATCAAGACTTAAATCGTTATTGTATCCGTTTTTGATAGCCCATTTATAAAAATTTTCAAATTTTTGCCACCATTTACAAACCTTTATGCCTCTACCGCCATATCGTTCATAATTTATGCTTGTTTTTCTTTCACATCTGTTTCTCATTGAAACATAAATTTTGTAAATTCTTGTTTTGCTATAATTTTTTTCTAATTTCATAATGTCTATCTCTTTGTTTTTTCTTTTGTTTCTTCAAGTCCTTTAACGGCTAATCTATCTGCCATTTCGTTAAATAAATCTCCGTTATGTCCTTTTATCCAATTAAATTCTACTGTATTTATGCCGATTTCTCTTAAATACCATAATATTTTTTCCCATAATTGCCTGTTTGCAACTGCCTCTCCTTTTGAGTTTTTCCACCCATTCCGTTCCCACCGTGCGTACCATTTTTCCTGCATACATTTTACGATATATTTGCTATCGGAATAGATATAGAGCCTCTCAAAAATATCCATTGTGGTAAAGAAGAAAATCAAACCTTCTAAAACTGCCCTCAACTCCATACTGTTATTGGTTGCTCCTGCCTCTCCACCGTATCTGGTTATCTGTTTTCTGCAACCGCCATTTGTATCGTCATATCTGTCGCAAACAAATGCCCAACCACCTATTGAGTGGTCTGTACCGTTTCCTTGACACGCACCGTCAGTATAGATATAGGTATTCCCTTTATAGTGCGACATTCCATTTACCTCACGATTTTTCCACATCTGATATGGTTTTCTAACACAAAATTACGCATTAACAGTCTTTGCTCTGGTGTAACTTCTACCCAAAATTCAATTCGCTCTAATTTTGGTATTTCGTTTTCGTTTTTTGTTTCATCAGCCAACGCAGGCGGAATATCTTGCGGAGTTTCTGTACCTTCTGGTATATTTTCCTCTGGGATATTTTCAACCCCTCTTAAATCGCATTCTACATCGTCTGACGGAATTTCTAAAACTTCTGGTACAACTTCCTGTACCTGTGCCTGTTTTTGTTTTTCTTTTTCCGCCTCTAATTCTTGACGCAATCTCTCTGCCTCTTTTTCTGCCTCTATGCGTTTTGCCTTCTCTCTGTCAAATTCCATTTTGTTACGCATTACCGCACTCATATCAAAGCATTTAAGGTAAATATTTTTCAAAGGAATAACGAACTCATCATCAAAACTACTAATGATTTCTAAATCCGCAGTAATTTTTTTGAAAAATCCGTCAATCTCACCCTTAATCTTATTCATACTGTATGTTTGGTTTGTCCACTTCGGATTAAATACCTGTCTGATGTCAATATCTAACTCTGCCTGTGCCTTAACTTGATTGAAATACTCCGTAACTTCTGCCTGTTTTTGCTCTGCTTTTTTCTTTTCAATCTCTTTGATAGCATTGTCAATCTTAACTAAATGCTCATCAATCATCTTTTCTAATGCGTCTGTGTAATTTGCCTTCAAATCGTTGTACGGTTTTAACTGTGCGTTTCTTACCTCACTCAACCGTGCCTGCAAATCCTTTTTCATTGCGTTTAATTCCGCACGAGATTTCTTTGCCATTGACATATACTCCTCTGTTACGAGAAGATTGTCATACTTCTTTAACTCTGTTGCTAAATAGTTTTTTACATCTTCATAATTTACCTTATAGACCGCTATTGCGTTTGTTTCATTGGTAATTACGATTTCGGTTTCTTTTGTTTTTTCATCTGTCATTTTCATCATCTCCTATTTGTCATTTTATCGTTATTTTCTTACTTCTATTACCCAAGATAATGCGTCTATCCATTGCCATAATTTAATCTGGTCTAACTCTGACGCATTATCCTCATCGTCAAGTGCCTTTATTGCCCATTCTAATCGTTCCTTAATTTCATTTTCTGTCTTCATTACTTATCCTCTAAAATGGGAAATCATCTGCTACTGCCGTTGCCGTTGCGGTTTCTTTGGTTGTAGTCTTTACCGCATTATTGAAGAATTGCTCTGTTGCCTCTTTGATATTCTCAATCTCTGGGCATTTATTTTCTGCCTCTGCCTCTGGCTCAATATACTTCTCCTGCTCCTCTAATCCTTTACCGCCCAAAATGCGTAACCCATTATCAAGCATATCCGCTCCTGCCGTTACTCCTGCGTCAAATTTTGCAAATAGTTCTTCATCTGGGAAAAATCTCTCCATATAAAAACTCGGTTTGAAGTTTGGATTGTACCCGAAGTAATCGCAAGCACTTGCACCTGTTACCCACATTTGATACTGCATTTGTTTTACATATTTTGGATCTACCTTCCCCGATAAAATTAACTCCAAAAATACTTTATCATCGTGGTTTTTAATCTCTAACAAGATGTCTTCTTTGCCGTTTTCTGTTACCAAGCCGTCTGGTGAACACCCTACATATTTTCTGCTCGTTACTTCAACAAATCCGACTTCACGAACACTATTGCCTGTTTCAAATTCGTACACCATTCGTGCCTGTGCCTCGTAATCGTTACCCCTTTGCATAGCAGGATTTTTATACTTCCCTGTGTACTCATCATATTGCTGACTACTGTAATGCCCTGCCAATAACTCTGTGCATAAAGTTTCAAGACCTTTGCCGTTAGTGGCTATCTCACTTGCTTTGCTTGCCGTGAATTTCAAATCACGGATAGCGAACCATTCGGGAGTTCCCTGTACTATTTCATCTGTTGTGTAAATTTTAATATCTTCTCTCATAGTTACTTATTCTCCTCTGCTTTTTTGCTCTTTAACTCTGCCTGTCTTTTCTGTATATACTTCAAAAGGTCTGGTACTTTTGCACATTTTTCTTTATTATCGTTATAAAACTTGCGAAGTACTGCTAAATCATTGATTTCATCAATAGCACCTTTATCCTCTATGCTTATGCCCTGTGGGTTTTCAATATCATTCTCTGTTGCATTATCCGTTGCCAAAATATTCTGGTAAATATCTTGAAAGTGTAAACTACAAGCCGATTTAATAACCGTCTTTAAGCACATTGCTTTGTACCATTCCTTCCAAATTTTATCGGTTTTTGCAACTTTTCTACATTTTTCAATGTCCTGTTTGCCCATAGTCGTTACAAATTCACCCCTGCGGTTTTTGATAACACAATATCCGCCAATAATATCATCTTCCTTCTGGTCGAATGGATTTGCAATTTCGTGCGTATAAACTACCTTACCGCTCTGCTTTGCAAAGTGAAATACATCTCCTGCATACACTAATTGGTGGTCTATAATGCTCTCTGGATACTTGATTAAAAGCATATTTTTATATGCCTTATAATTGTAACTAATGCCTCTGTTATCAATAGTGATATTCTCACCGTCAATAAATAATCCGTCTTTTGCAACTTGCTTGAAAAGATACACGAGTTTATCTGCCTTCCAACTCTGTATCCAAGTGTTTACGATTTTCTGCTCTTTGTCTTTTTTGAGTAATAATCCTACGCAATATGTTGCATATTTTTCAACTACTTCTGTATCGTAGTCTTTAAGTGCCTGCGTAATCTCTGCTTTTTGAAATGTCATTTTTTCGTTCTCCTATCTTGTAATTGTCATTCATCATCTTTAATTGTAATCTTTGGGTATGTCATTTTCGGACACACCCAAAGACTTCTCTTTTTCATACGCACTATGCCTGTGGCATAGGTTTCAATCTGCCGTATTCATCAAAACACCCTGCACGGTCAAATTCGTTATATGCCTGCTCTGCCTCTAAAAATGCAGGAATATTAACTCCGCCTTCCAATGCCTGTTGTTTTTCAATGTCTTTTGTTGCAATAGCAATAAATTTTGCTTTGTTTCTGTTTCTGACTTCTGCGTAAAATTCGTTTTCCATAAGTTTTTCTCCTTCTTTTCTTGTAGTAAATTGCCAAAAATCTGTTTTTTGATAAGTCAATTATGCTCCTAAAAATAAAAAAAGTCAATAGTTTTTTTATATTTTTTTAATAATTTTTTTTAGCATACTCCAAATCTATCCAAATCAATATTTAACGAATACACGGCAAAATGTGTACTGCCAAATCTGCCCTTAATTTTTACATCTTCTGTTTTGATGTCGTATCCGTCTGCCTTCAATCCGTATATTCTGGCAGGCAAATTCGCAATACCTAACTCTGCTATTGCGTCAATATACTCTGACTTTGGTTGCCTGCTAAACAAATTTGTGCGGTTTTTCCGTAATTCCAAATACAATGGCAAATCTATCTGTGTAACTTTTTTGCCTTCTTTTAGCACCTTCAATAATCTTGCCTTCTGTGTTTGTTTGTCTTCATAACCTTTTTTCATCATCTTTTCATCTCCTCTTTTGTTGTTAGTTCATCATTTTTTGTACTATTTCTTTATTTTGCTCATTGCTTGTTACTGATAAAAATAACTGCAATATCTGTTCTTTTGTCATAGTTTCCGCAAATGCGTGAATAGTGCTTTTTATAAGATTGTTTTTATACTCAACATTTGCTATATACCTATCCTCTGCCTTCTTTTCATTTTGCATTTTCTGGTAATATTCCGTGTTATTGTCTTTATCGTATGTATCTCCTGTCATATTGATAAGATACTGAATTAACTCGCTTGCCTGCTCCTCATCAAGATGTTGTGAACTGCCGACACCATATTTATTCTCCAACAATTCTCGGTACACTTCTTTTTTTATGCCGTGTTTACTCAAAAGAGTATGTATTTTCTTTGTCTGCTCTGGTGTTATTCCGTACATTATTGCTCCTCTCCTGTTTTTTCATCACTACTACTGCTTTTTAACCATTCTCGCAACTTGCCGATAAACTTCTCACTATCTTCCACCGTGATTAGTCCTTCTTTGTAATACCAGAGAAGATATGCAAAAACTTCCTCACGAAATCCTTTTGCAATCTTTTTGCGGTTATTATTATCTGCCTTTGCTATTAGTGCCATAAGACGAGCGGTAAAATTTGTTCTACCCTGTTGCCACCCAATAACTTCACCCAATGCCCAATGCAAATAACCTTTGTCAATGTGTGTTTTTTCTCCGTACAAATTAACCTCAATGAAGTTTTTTGTTACCTGTGTTACTTCGTAATCTGCGTTTGTCATTTCATCATCTCCTATTCTTTATTGCCTATTTTCTGCTTTTTAATTCTTCCTTAACTCTCTCGGAGAGCCGTTTTACCTTATAGTCTATATTTCTTTGTATTTCTGGGTTTATTCCGTACATTATTTCCAACTGTTTGAGCATAATATACACATCTGCGATTTCTTCTGCGATATTTCTCACATTCTCCAAACAAGGTTTTCTTATCTGTTTGATTACCGCCTTCTGTAACTCGGATAACTCCTCTATCACAATCAACCTTTGCATATCAGAGCCGTATGTGTCTATTGCTCTTTTCAATGTTTTTCTCTGTGCCAATCCTATTTTCATTTTCTTTGTTTCTCCTGTTTTCTTTTCTGGTATTCTTCTGCCTCTCTTACTATCTCTGGGTTTATCTCAAATCTGTCGCAAACATAAGAAAGTCGTATATCCGTTGCCTCTCCCCTGCTCGTACCCAGAAGTTTGCATTTGTAGTAATTTCTCTGGTGATATGGATCGTAATCCAAGAATTTACACTTTGCACACATTCTGCCGTCTTTATTGTGATTTACCGCTTTTTGATAATGATTATCAATTTTGAATTTTTGGTACACACTCAATTTATTGTACTGCTTTGCCTGTTCCTGTGCCATTACCGTCTGGGTAATATCCTCTGGTGGCATATCTGGGAATATTTTCATCTGCAATCGTACTCTATTTTCCTGTGCCATTATTCAACTCCCACGCAATACATTCTGCCTTCCAAAAATCACCGTCTTTGCATTTGTCTATTGCCTGCCATTCTTTTGTTTTCCGTATGCTCTGTGCGTCTTCCAATGCTATCTGGTATTGTCTGATTTGTGCGTCTTTTCCTGTTATATTGCCACTCATTGCCATATAGCACCACGCATAACCTAAAAATACCCCGATTAAAATTGCCGTTACCCAAGTGAATACCCCTGCACTTTGACTATCCAAGCACATAGATTGTATGAACTTCTCCTGCTCTTTGTCATTCGCCAAACATTTTTCATAGTTTGAACACATACTACATACGCACATAAAATCTGATTTTGTTGCCTTCTGCATTTCCTTCGTCATTACCATAATTACTCAATCTCCTCTGCTTTTTGTTTTCTCATACTCTCTGCCTTAAATACGACCTTCTCCAATGTTTCTGAAAATCTGTCAAATATTGCCTCAAACTCTGGTATATCCTTCACCCTCAACACATTCTCTGGGTTTGCCATTATGAAAAATGTCGTACAGTTATTATACAATCCGTCAAAGAATAAAAATACATTTTCCAATCTTTTATCCGAGTATTTTTCTCTGCCGAAATCGTCAATAAATATTGCGTCTGCCTCTAACCACTTTTGCATTAAATCATCAAATGTGATTTTGCTCCCTTCTTTGTATGTTGCCTGCATTTTATTGAGATACTCTGCCATTGTGAAAAAATAAACATTTTTGTATCCCATATTTACCAATTCTTTTGCTATACAACTGCCCGATGTTGTTTTTCCGTTGCCCACTCCCCCATATAGAAACATACCTTTTGTTTTTCTCGGTTTGAAATTTTGTACCCACCTAACAAACTTTTCTTTATGCTCGCAAGTCAAGTTTCTCAACCTATGCCCTAATTGTCTTCTGGTAAATCCTGCCTGTTTATACTGCCTGCGGAGTGCCTTAAATCTTGCCAAATTCTTTTTGCGTTGCTCCTCTGCCTGCTCCATATCTGCCACACAACTGCAAGTATCCACCCACAAAGTTATCGTATGTTCTCCTGTGCCTATGGTCTTTTTTTCCTTTGGTTTGCCACAATACTGACAAACTCTTTTTTCATCATCTTTTTTTTCTGCCGTCTTTGCCATTCCTAAAATGCCTCACTAACTTTTCTCAAAATTGAACTCTTATCCTCTGTCGGTTTGGTAGTATATCCGTTTCTACCACCACCGTTCTTTTCCTCAAAAGTTTTCTGGTACACCCAATTATGTTTACCCAGAACTGCATAATGTGATTTGTATTTTTTTCCGCTACTTCCGATATAACTGCTTAATATTTCAATAGCCGTTTCAAACTTCTCTTTGTACAAGTCCTTCAACTTTGTTATCTCATCTGGGGATAAAATTACATTATTAAATTCACCTAATGTTACTGCCTCTGGTTTTTCTTTTTTCGGTTTTTTTGGTTTTTCATCTTCTTTATTAGAAGTAATATTATTATCCTTATCTTTATCCTTATCCTTATCTTTATTCTGTGCAGTTACATTGTAACCGTTACCTAACCCTTCCGTAACTGTTTCAAAATTCAAGCACTCACCGTCTTTTCCGAGTATGCCATTTTTTTCAAGAATTTTTATTACTCCCTTATGTACTGAAAATTTTGGATTTAATTCATCTAAATTTACTCCATACTGAAAAGAAATAAAATCCGTTAAAAAGAATTTTCCATTTGCAAGTTTTACCACCTGCTTAATTGCGAGCAAATCGTTTTCTGTAATCTCTGCTCCAATCAAAAATTGCATAATTTTGTAGTTTGCCTCAAAAACTCCTGCACAATCGCAATTATCGAATAAATACTGCACTAACAGTTTGTGCGTCTGGGATAAATTGCAATACCACTCTTTATGCCAAATCTCTGTGTCGTGTAATCTCTTTGCCATTGTTTTCCCCTCTGCTTACCTACTTTACCGTTACCTTTACTTTTGCCTTACTGCCGTATCCTTTGCCTTTTAGTGAAATATCATTCGCTCTCAACAATTTCAACAAAGTAGGCTCGGAGATGTTTAACTCTCTCGCTAACTCCTCATTATTAGAGTTCAAATACTTTTGCTCTAATTCTGCTCTTGTAATTTCAATCATCTTCTTTACTTCACCTTCCTTTTGTTTCGTTTCCTTTGCCCTGCCAGAAAAAAGGGATATTATCCCTTCTCTCTGGTGATTTAATCGTCTGTTATATTAAACAAACGAGGTCTGCCAACTTTTCTTTTATATCCTGCATTTCGCAAGTATTTCCAAATTGTTGTGTAGGAAGTGCCGAACATATCAGCAATTTCCTGTATGGTGTTGCTTTTTGCGAGTTTTAATAACTCATCTTTTGTAATGTTTTTCATTTTTGCCATAATGTTCTGTTCTCCTGTCGTTCTTTATTATACAAAAAATATTAAAATTTTACAATAAAATTATTAAAAATTATTAACTTTTTGTAGTACCGAGTAGTTTTATGCCATTGCCTGTGATACTAAATTGCATATTATACTTAAAATACTTTTCTGCACCTTCTTTGATTTCATCATCAAATTCTCTGGCAATATCTTCTGGTTTGTTTATCCACCCCAAAAGTCTGCTGACTTCTACATTCAATGCCTTCATAAATTCTTTATTGAATTTCAAATGTGTATTGCCGTTTTTATAAATTCTGAAATCGCAAAAAGTTTCTCCGTTTTTCAAAAGAATTGTATATTTTTTGCCATAATCCTTTGGTACATCTCTAATTCCGACTTCAAAATTCAAATTATTTGCTATCGTGCAAATGTCGTCAATAGTTTGCATTGCTTTCCATTTGTCTATCTCTTTATCCCAACTGTAATAATTGCTAAAACTTAAATTATCGCAAATAATACGGTAATCCAATGTATAATGGCTATTCTCATCGGCAAATCTCCAATTACGAGTGCCAATTCTGTCGTTGCTTTTGTATGCCCTGCAATTTTCTGGTGAAGATAAAGTCTTAAAGAACTCTATCATCTGGTCGTTGTAATAATTATTTGCGTTTTTGATTACCCAAATTATTAAACTGTAAATATTCTGTATCGTAAAATCTACCGTTTGCAAACTTTTGAACCTGTTAAACATCTTCTCTCTGGTTTTTGATGTCAGCCTGCTTGTAATCTCATCTAATTCATCAAAAACTATTTTCCAATATAATGTTTTCAATCCCTGTATCCGTTCTTTTAATGCCTTCTTGACGGCTGATTTCTGTATGTTGATACTCTCTAAAATATCAACATCAAGTCCACTTATCGCTAAAAAATGCTCGTAGAGTTTTCTTTGCTCTGCCTCGTATAAATTTATCAGCATTTCACCTTTGTTTTTTCCGCCAACTAATTCGTTTTTAATGTCTTTTTCCTTCTCCTCTTCTACTTTCCACTCGGATTTTTCTTCCTTATCTCTCATCTTAAAAGTTTCATCGAACCAACGGTCAAAAGCATTATCCGTAGGTACTTTTGTTTTATCAATGAAAACAACATCTACTTTTGCTCTTGCGGATCTCTCTGCATTTAGAAAATCAAATGAACCTATTGCCGTTGCCTCTGCTCCGATAGTTTCAATAGTTTTTTGTATTTCTGCGTCTTCCTTCCACCGCTCTGGGATAACTAAATAAATGTATTTGCAATTACTCTCTGCAATTATTCTTTTTGTCCATTCTGCGTATGCTGAATACGGTGGATTGCAGAAAATTAAGTCCATTTCTTTATCTACTAATGTGTTATCGTAAAAATCTGTTCCAAGAACTATTGTTTTTTTGTCTAATTGTTGCAAAAGTATTTTAGATTTTTCCATAACAAAATATTCTGAAATGTACCAATTTCGTGCATTTCTTATTCCGTTATCGTAACTGCCGTCTGGTCTTTTGCTTGCATTTTCCTTCCACAATTCTCTTTCGTGGTGTAATTCTTTAATATGTTTTCGGAAGTTTTCTGTGCCACACCCTATATCAAGCACTTTGTTAGCATAATGTTCAATTTCCCAATGGCTATTGATATGCTCGTGTATGCAAGCAATTATTTCCTTTGTAGTAGGATAAAATTCATAATCCTGCTCCTGCTCTTTTAATTCCAATACTAATTGTGTTGTTTCTGCATTGCTCATTTTGTAACCCTCACTATTCTGTTGTTTGCCCAAGTGCAATTTTTGTAGGTTTTGTTGCCTACTGTAATATGAAAAATATCCCCTTTAATGTCGTGAACATCGTACCATTCTGTATGTTCAAGTTTGTCTGGGTTACATATTTGTGTCAAATACATACTTTTATCAAAATATTCCCATTGTGTTGTGCAATAACAGTCTGCACCCCTTCCTGTATATTTCAACATTTTTCCTGTATCTTCATAAGTAATTTTTGTTTTATAATATGCGTCTGCGTCTTGATAACTGTCTTTTCTCGTCATAATTTCCAAAAAGCCGTCTGTAATGCAAAGTCTGAAATTTTGCACCGCACACATTTTGCACCCTTTGTTATCGCCATTTTTATCAATGTCATACACACCGCATACTATCTGTATGTCTTCTCTGTTTAATCCACTATTGTCGCAATATTTTACGAGGTCTTCTAAAGTGTATCCGCCTCTCCAATATGCTTTGTCTTTACCGTTCGCTACTGTCGTCATAAATATATTCTCCTATAAGTAATATTGTGCCTTTGTTTGCGTCTATTGCAACTTGGTATAACTCTGCCTCGTGATTTCCGCAAACATCACTAAATCTCACTTCTGCCTGTTTGGGAAGTTTTCGCAATTCGTCAATTATCTCCCCTGCCGTGAGTGTTCTCGTAATTTTTTCTTCATCATCTTTTTGTTTTTTCATCATCATTTCCTTTGCCGTTAGTTTTTCTGATTTTGCTCTTTTTGTTTCTGGGTGAGTGCCAATGCCTGATAGAACATATTATTTATCAACTGCAAATCTGTTATATTAACGGTTTCTGCTACCGAACAAATAAAACTGTTCATCGCCTCTGGGTTTTTCATACATTCATAAGCAACTGTACTTGCAAATGATACTCTGGTTTCTGCCAACATCGTTATTCCCCTTCTACCTTTTTACTCGTACTCGGTTATGGTATATTTTTCTCTGGTGAGTAAATTCACCACTCCCATATCTATCATATCATAATATCTATCATCATCTATCTCTCTCCATTCGTGCCTGCTCCTCACAAGACACGGAGTAATGCCGTCAAATACGATATGCCCTTTATCTCGTAGCCATTTCATAAACTTTTCAATACGATTTCGGTTTCTCCAACTCAACCGCCAAATTATTCTGCCTAAAAAATTCCGTACTTTGTATTGCCATTGTCCTACTCTGCTCATTAGTCCTGCTCCTCTAACCATTTATCAACATCACCTGCATAATCTTCATCAATAAGGTCTTTTACCTCATTTAATCTCTCTAATTGCCTGCCAAGCAATTTGTTAATTGCTCTTTTTTCATCTTCTGAAAGGTCTTTGAGTTCTCCCTCGTTATATCCTTCCAAAGTATTGATACAATCTTCTAAATCAATAACTGTGTTGTGAAATCTGCAATAACTCATATTTGCCATTATGCCTGTTCTCCTGTAATTACTTCTTCTGCCTCTTTTACCCAATATTTTTTGGCATAATTCCAAATTTTTTCAATGTAATTTTCGTTAAACATTTTTGTTGTCCAAATTTCTTTTTCATTGCCATTTTCTGTGTAAATGGTTTTTACAAGTGTTAGTTGTACTCTTTGTTTTTCCATAAGTTTGCTCCTATCTTTTCTATTGGTTTGCCAAAAATCAAAAAATGATTTCAACCAATTATGCCTCTAAAAAAATAATTTGTCAATAGTTTTTTAATAATTTTTTAATATTTTTTTATAACAAGATTTATAACCGCACGGCAAAACGACCACTATATACAAGCGGTCATAGGTGGTGCATTCCCACGAGTTCCGAACGGTACTCCCCTTTATAGCAATCCTTCTGCCTTAACAAATGAGTGTTAAATATCTGGGTAGTACTCCCCAAATATATGCCCTTTTAGGATAGAAAATGCCTTTTCCAGAGCCTCGCCACTACTGTTGTGTATTATTGTACCATAACTGCGGAATATTCTGCAACTGATCTGCCTCTTTTGCGTATCTTCTTAATAACTCCAAAAATAACCTGTTAGCAATTATTCTTTTCTCCGTACTGTCTTCTCCGTAATCTGTTCGGAAGTGTGCTAACTCTGCCTCATTCCTTCTCTCAAACTCTACCCTATTTTCTGCCTTCTCCTCTGGGGATAAATAATCATCAATATCATCAAAATAGACCGTAATAAAATATCTTTGTTCAAAGACATAAATCTCCCAAATACTTCTGTTTTTGTCCTCTCCCTCATACTGAAACACTTTTCTTTTGTGCTTTATGTACTCTTTTAGGAATATTTCTTTGTAAATTTTATCATACACTAACGCACCCTCTAACTGTTCAAAAATAGTTTAGCAAAAATTTAATAATTTGTAAAAGTTTTTTAAGATTTTTTACAAAATCCGATAGAAAAGAACACTTCGGAAGGGTTGCCTAACCCTTACGCAACTGTTCAGAATAAGGATATGGATAAGGATTAGAATTAGAATAAGAATAAAGATAAGAATAAAAATAAAGAATTATTAACTATATCACTCAATGAATGATACAATTGAGTGATACAGTAAAGAAAAAGCAGGGAATTTTGTTTTTCAACTCAATTCTCTGCTTTTCTTTTGTCTGTCCATAGTGTCCGTTTTAATAAGGAGTATTATTATGAAGAAAGAAGTTTTGCCTATGCCTGCCTACTACCCTGTAAATACCTCTAATTCGTTTGGATTGCCGTTTGATGAGCCGAACTCGTCAATATGCACCCAACCGTCTTTTGTACTTTTCCTGCTCTCAATTCTGTTTACCGCTCTTAACTTGCCTGCCTTTTTGAGTGCCTCAATATCCGTGTATAATTTGAAATTACTGTACGAGGAGTGCATATCTACCGCCTTCCCCATACAATGTGCTGAACAATATAATGTGGTTTTACTTTTAACCAATGGATCTAAATTGCTCCTCAATCCGCATTGAGTAAATTGTTTTCCGCCAAATACCCAATCATTTATGGTTATTCCATATCCGTGATACTCACGGATTGTGTCAAAATCCATTTTCAAGTCGTTAGAAAAAAATCTCCACGCAAATTCTCCATACCTCTGGTAAACTTGCGGACTTACTAATTCCTGTATCTTGAAGTGTTTGCACTTATAAATGCTCATCTATTCTGCTCCTGCTTACTGGTGTTTGGTTGCATATTCTGTGATGATTATATCGTATATTTTATCCGTTTTGTCCTTAATATCATTTACACTATCATTAAGTGCAGTAACTTCTGTCTTGGTAACATAATCCTTTTTTATGTCTTCCAAAATCTCTCTATGTTTCTTCTCTAATTGCTCTGGTGTTACGAAAATCCTATTTTGTACCAAAAACATCACAACTATTACAATATACGGTGCGAATGCTTGAAGTGTGTTTGCGTCCATTCTGTTCTTCTCCTGTGGGTTTGTCTGCCGTCTTTGTCCTGTATGGTGGTAACTTTTTGAACAACTCCTCATTATGTTCAAATTTGCGGAATGTGATGTTTTGCGGACTTGCAACTGTTGTAATCTTTGGTACAATCATAATTCTATCGTATTCCCCTTTGCCCATTTGCTCAACTTAAAGTATATCCCCATTGTAACATACTTTTCAAAAAAAAGACTTCTGGTACTCTTTTCTCTACCACAAGTCTTCGATTTTACTCTCTAATTCTGCATTTCTGCTTGGTTTTGATGATGAAAAAACTCTTACGGAGTTTTCTTTATGACACTTCGGATTATATAAAATCGTAATGTATTTTGTCAAGTGTTAATTTTCCGTTATGAGATTTATCTCCTAACCACCACCCGATGTTAAGATATACCCCTGCTCCGATAACTATTTGCTTATATTTACTGCTGATTTCGCAACTTCTTAACATTTCGTTAAATAATCTATTGCACTCAAAGAAATTTATCGGCTGAATATTTAAGTACATTTTGGGAATGTTCTCGCAGACGAGGAGCGTCTTTTTTATTCCTTTGGGATAATTCTTTACCTTTTCAATTAAAATGCCTTTTTGACGCATTTCCGCCTCGCTAATCAATATATGTATGTCCTGTTTGTATCGACACCATAAATCGTGCCCACTACTGCACCGAATATCCTCTGCAAACTTCCCCCCTGCAATCGGAGCAAGAACATCGTGGATTGTATATCCGTCTGTGCATAGGTAACGAGGAGTGTAATGCAACACTCCCCTATCATCTTCATATATCTGGTTATGCTTTGTGAAATACATATCGTGTTCGTACTGTTGTATCTCCTGCATACCTGTTAAAAATCTGCCCATAAATATTCCTCAAAAATATTCCAATGGTTAGTTATACTTGAAAAAGCATTTGCGGAGTTTCTGGTATTTCTTCTGCGTCTTTTCATCGGAGTATTTTCTAATCTCCTCATCGCAAAGAAATATTATTTTCTCCGCATAGTCTATTGCCTTCTTTGTGTTTTTTGCCGTCTTTATGGTATGTGTTTCGCTCTGGTGTTCAACAGAGGTCTGCTCATAAGAGAAGAACTCTGAAAAAACTTTCGCAATCTCTGCTATCATCTGCGTGAACATACTACTTATCCTCTGCCTTTTCTGTTTTTGCTCGGTCTTTCAACTTCACAAATTTTGTAATCAGTAAATTGTACACTACCTGTGTGAAAACAGGCACTAAATCAATAATACGGTCAATTATCCATTGAACATAATCATTGTCGCTCTGCCAATTTTCAATAAGCCATTCTACAATAAACTCATCAACTCTCTGTTTCTTCTCTTTGCCAGATAGTGATTTGTACTCCTCATACTTCTCAATGAGTTTTTTAATCTCATCTACAAACTCCTCAATTTTGTCTTTTGTAAATGCCTCTGTAAACTTGCCCTTAAATGTTGCAATGTTTCTCCACCAACTTGCCATATCTGTTACCCCCTTTGCTCGTTGCATTATGATAGTACCTTATATCCGTCAAGATACAATTTGAACTCTTTGAAATTGAGGTCATTTGTACCTTCCATTTTTGCGTACATTGTTGTACTTTCCACCGGTAGTATAATTCCACCGTTAGATTGTATATAATTTACCGAATTATCGGTATATTGATATTTTTTAACCGTTCTCCCACTGCTCGTATATATGCTAAATGTTCTGCCTGTCAAACTCGGATCTATTGTCCGTAAATTTACAGGGAACATCAAAGGGAATACATTTGACACATCGCCTGTATCCGTGTATAACGATAAAAGCAATTCAAAGGTACTGCCCGAACTTGGCAGTACCCCTGATAAATCAATGCTTTTATTCCCATAGGTTGTATCGCTATATATCAAAGTATGTGAGGTATATGTCCAAGAACTTCCACCACCCCCAGATTGATTGTCAATATAAGTCTTGATTGCCTTCTGGGAAGGTGCTTTTATGTCGCTTGGATTATTTCCACCCAATGTGGTATCCGTTGATAAATTTAGATATTTCCCCATTTTCTTTTACCTAATTTGCTCACTTACTCATTACCCAATGATTACTGCCGTGTATGTGCCTGCGGTAATATTAGATGTTGAATTGATTGTTACTGTTACCGTGCCAGAAGTTAATGTGTAATCTGCGTACACAACTTCTCCAGATGATGTTTCTCTTAATTGTACGATTACATCTGCCGTGCCTA